ACATTCCAGTTGTCAAGGTTTGCTAGTGAAAGCATCTCTGATGTAGAAACTTCATTCTGAAAGACAGTTCCTAATTGGTGGTAGGCAGGTACACGCAAGGAAGCATAAGAAGCCTTGCCGTCTATGATTTCAATTTGGTCAATTGACATTTTTATTCCTTTGTTTGTTTGTTTAATAGTTTAACTATACACCATAGGTCTGACAATAATCAATACTTATTTTAAGAAACTTCGTGATATTTTTAGGCGTGTCGTAATTGACAAATAGGGAGCTGAGCCCCGAGCCCTTTTTGCGATCTGTATGGGACTTGAACCCACAACCTCTACCGTGACAGGGTAGTGCTCTAACCAATTGAGCTAACAGACCAGGGTGAGCAGTTTATAGTCTGGGTATGGTACTCAGGACTGTCCCCCTTATTTTACCTGCGTGGCTGTAGCAGGTTTATGGATTCAGGCACTGCCCTACTACCAAGATGCTTGGTATTCAAAGTAATCAAACTTGCTTTCAAGACACTTGTTAATAATACCAATGGTGTCATTCAAATCACTATAGTAGTATTCATCATAGGTAGTTGAACCAAAGAAGAAACCTGAAGCACTTGGTAATAAATCTTCTGCTAATTCTTTCACAGCAAGAACTTGAATACACAATTCTTTTAGAGTTTCTAAATCTTCTCTACGAACTACAATTGGCTGACATTCATCAACACCGTCTGCTAAGTTTTCAACAAACCAGTTATGGATTTGATTAGCCTTACGCCAGTAACCCATTGGTAAGTCAATGCTCATTCCAGCAAATCCAGTATTGTCAATAATGTTTTCTAACTCAAGAGTCTCAACAATTTGTTGAAACAATGAATTAGGGCTATCAACTAATTCACCTTTGTCATTACGAGTCCAATCGTTGCGTGATACATACTCATTCGCACGAAGATACATGTCTAGTCCCATTTGGGTCTCCTTATTTGTAGGTAGTTTATTAAAATAATCTTAGCATAGGGGTCTGACAGTTTTGCCAGACCCCATAACTAAAACTACTTTACAGTAGTCCAACGGTCTTGACCATTTACATCAAGACGAATACGGAGTGAGCCAGTAGTATTTTTGATTACTTCCTGAACTGTTCCTGTTACGCCTGACTTAGCAGTCGTGAACTGTGAGCCAACAGTTGGTGTTTGGATTTTATCCATTTGCTTCTCTTTTCTATGTTGTTGTTATGCTAACATCTTAGCAGATAGGTCTGACAATTTCTAGTCTTTTTTACATCTAATTTCCTGTGACTTAAATCACACATCGTAACTTGACATTTGGCAAGTTATGAGCTCGGGGCAGCACCCCTAGTCAAATTCTAGGAGTGTTACCTTTTCATTGTCGTCTAAACTGTAAACCAGTTCCTCATCTTCAAACAAATCTAAGAAGAATAAATCATAGCCTGTTGCGGTGGGTTCAGTGCGAATGATATTTACAATATCACCATTAGGCAGCTTTACCATATCACCTGGCTCAATAGTCATTCCAATTAGTTGATCTATTTCTTTATACTCAGTAATCATACCAACCATCTTCCTCATCGTGTGGTGTACCCTTGCCATTAGACATAAGCACTCCAAACAATATTAGCAGACCAATTGCCCCAAAAAATATTTCCATTATTGACTATCCCATTCGCTTTCAACTTTGTCTGTGTATAGCATTATCATAACAATAAATGAGTATACAGTCAATACCATTAGGATACCAAATGCCATTACATACCCTCCCTTAATTCAAGGTATTCGATGTAGATGTCAGTAGATGCCATTTCACTCATTAGTCTATCTAACTTAGTAAATGTATCTTCGATTAGTTCTGGTTTCTTATTAAATAGTTTTATAGCCATTCTGCTAAATCTCCGTCTGCTATTTCTGAATAGTCCATGCCATTTGCTTCTGCAATTGCTTCCCATACATCATCTTCATTGTAAATTCCATCAGGGTGGTTTTCCATTAGAATCATTTCAATTGTTTTCATCTTTGCCATTATGCAAATACCTTTCCATATAGTTCAACTGTCTTATCATTGTCTAAATCTGTCAATGTGTTATTTACTAAATCTAATACAACTGTCTTATCAAAATTGTTAGCAATTTCTGAACGGTTAATTGCATAGATACCAAAACCAGTTTCATCTAAAACATAGTCTTTAATTAGGTGTGAGATAACCATACGAGTAAAGTATGAATAGTCACCTTTGCGTTTCTGTGCGTGTATCAATGCACCTATTAAATCATTTTCCCAATCAGTCTCACCCCAATGTGAATAAAGATTAACTAGGCTATCTGTTCCGTCATCAAATACGAAATTAATTCTTGCACCCATTTTAGTAACCTGCTTCCGTTAGTATTTTGTCAATTGCTTTTAGTTCTTCTTCTGATAATCTATCCAATGCACTCTCGTCAATGACTGCATCAAATAAATCAACAATTTTATCTACAAGTTGCTGGTCTGTCATTTTTTCTCTTTCTTAGTAGGTTATGTGTATACATTACCACAAGGGTCTGACAATTTCTAGTGTTTTTTTCAGTGAGTTTTTGAGCGTGTCGTAATTGACATTTCAAAAAAAATCCCCCCGAGCCCCTTTCGGAGCTTTTGTCAAGTTATGAAACCCTCACGCATTCTGTGTAGTAGTCAATTACAGATACGGCAGGTATGTACCAAATCATCTCACCGTTTAGCGTTTCTAATGTAAGCATCTCATTATGGATAAAGAAACTTTGGTCAGGGTGAACATCTAAATAAGTTTTACTTTCACCATTGGTAAAGTTCACTACTAAGTTAGTTTGAAACAAGTGCTTTCCTTTCGTCTGCGGTGACTCCACCAAAAATACCAAATTCAATTTCTGTATCTAATGCAAATTGCAAACACTTGTCTGCAACTGCACAACTGCCACATAGGGCTTTTGCTTTAGCAACTTTACTTTCTAGTTTGCTAAAGAATAGTTCTGTATTTGTTTCATCACAGTTTGCTTGTAGTTGCCACATAATTAAACCTCTTCATCTTCATAGTAGTCATCTAGTTCGCTTAGCCAGGAATCTAAGCGGTGTTGTTCAACGATAGCGTGAGCAGGTGCAGTATCACTACCACGATAAGAAACTCCTAATGGCATTTCTATTTCACGATAAATGTCCTCGTCCCAATAAGCGTCAATTGCTTCAATGCAAGGTTGTACCATTGAGGACGGTACAGGTGGATAGAAGTTGTATTGCAAGTGCAAGTTAATCTGTTGCTCAAGTGGCATAGTATCCATAGCGGATAATTCTGTTGCGAAGTTTCTTCCCATTTTATTCTCCTTGTAGGTTCTTGTGTTTGGTCTTGCGTGTGTAAGCCTTTTTGGACTTGTGTGGTTGTGAGGCACTTGACCTGCGTAGTTCAAGTCTAGCCCTCAAGCGTTCAGGGTGGTCTGGTGTTTTGTAATTCATAGGTATACCTTATCAGAGAGGTCTGACAATTTTATTCCTCATCATCATCGTCAAAGTCAAACATTAGTCCCCAACAAATTTCACACATTCCACTAATGAAACGCTCACGCACACCTGCATCATAGGCAGACAATACATCTTGGGCATAAGCCCCTTGGTTGTATGCGTACAACTTATCAGGAGTAATCTCAACTGATAAAGTGCTATCGCAATTTGGGCAAGGGTGTGAAGATACAAAATAGTTTAGTTCTTCATTCTTAGTAATTTTGTTTAGTGTAAACATAGCATTTCCATTTCTGTAGGTATGCTCATAGCATAGCACAGGGGTCTGACAATTCTCGTGATCTTCGTGATATTTCACTTAATCGTAAATGTGAGATAGGTCACAGCCCCGAGCCCTTTACCACACCATACCTTCCCACTCTTCAAGCAACTCCATGTGAAACTCTGGGTCACAAGCCTGACAGGTGCATAGGTCTTCGTGGATTGACATAACCCACTCTTCAAACTGAACTTGGAAATCTGAAACGAAATCTGGAACTGAAGTTTTCATTGAAAACCCTTTCGGTTGATGATGAAATCATCTTAGCATAGACCACTGACATTTTCCAGTGATTCCTGTGAGTTATTAGTAATGTCGTAATTAGGTAAGGAGCTGGAAGCCCCGAGCACCTTTCGGTGGCTCTGTCAAGCTGCACTGCCCCTGTAGATAATCCAGATCAGGGCTTGCATAACTCTAGGTGTCATTTTCATTTCGCTTGCAACAATTCTTACAGCCTCAGATAATTCTCTGTATTGTGTTTTGTTAGGTGCATTGGTATCTAGTCCTGCTGCATAACACATCCACACATCAATTGTTATAGCATCATCATCGCCAGCAATTGCACGAGCGAATGCATTTGTCTTTAGTCCCTTAAGTGCATCGAAACCAATTTCTTGTGATTGTTTTGCCATGCGTAGATTATTGCCTAAGCCTTTTGGCTCACCTCCATGAGCAAATTCTAATGCTTGCACTACGTTACGATTCCAACGCTGACGAGGTGAGAATGATGAAATGATACTAGCGGTATGTTCTAGTGTTAGATTAATTCCTCTTGACTGATAAATTCTGATTAGATCACTAGCAAGTAATTCTGCATCTGCATACCATTGCGTGGCTTGTTCAATTTGTGCAGGTGTTGCGGTCTTAGCAATGTTGCGGTATAGAGTTGCGTATGTCATGTAGTGCTCATTTCTTAGTAGGTATCTCTGATACTAGCATAAGGGTCTGACATTTTTCCTGTGATTCTCGTGATTTTTTAGTAATGTCGTAATTGACACCAGGATAAAAATGTGCTCGGGCGGTTATCCACAGGCTGTGGATAGCTCTTGTGGATAACTATTTATGTTTTCCACAGGCGTTACCTGAGCCACTAGGAATTGGCACAAGGCAAAAGGCACAGAGCAATTGAACGCTAGGATTAGTTGAAAGTTCAAATTGCATTTCGATTACATCACCAACGGGCAGGTCATCTAAATTTGTCCAACCTGCACCATTGGAATTCATTTCAAAAATTTCTACATAACCCATTTAGCAATCCTCGTATTGGTAGTCAAGAGTTACTAAGGTGTAACCATAAATTTCTTCAAAATCTTTCAAAGACATTTTACCCTTGTAAGTGTCGCAACAAATAATTTGTTCTTCACTCATTTCTGTTTCACAAAAACAACAAATAAATTCATTCATTATGCAGTCACCTCAACTGTTGAATAGAAGTAGTAAGGGAATCCGTCTTGACGGACATAGATTAGATAAGCACTATCGCTCATAGTATCTTCACGCTTTTCAGCAGTGATAATTTCTCCAGCGAATCCACGACTAGAGGTGTAACGCTGACCCACCAATAGTTCTTCGATAGTTAGTGAATACATTTTGTATTCCTTTCGTTAGTGTTAAGTCTTATTTGCTAGGCTCACCCTTGCGGTTTATTTGCTAGGCTCATACTTAACTATTTATTTATAGTTTCACTTTAGCAGAGGGGTCTGACAATTTTGGGACTTTTAAGCGTGTCTAAGGTAAACATTTGGTAAACTTTTTATACACAGGTTATCCCCAGAATTCCCGTGAGTTATACACAGGTTCTTAACAGCTGTGGATAAGTTGTGGAAAACGCCCCGAGCCAAAATTTCTGGGAATGTCAAGTCAACACGCCCAGAAGCTTTGGATTTTTTTTAGTCTGTGTATTTTGAAATTACTCCCAATGCGATCAGACCAAAAATAAAAACTAAAAACATTTCCATTTTATTTTTCCTGTCCGATTAAAAAAACTAAACTTGCTAAAGATAAAATTAAAATCCAAGAATAAAAACTATTCATTATTTCATCACCGCATCTCTGAATCGTGTTAAGTCAAAATTAGAATTATCTCTTTTGAAAAATGTTTGGAAGTCTGAAAGCAAATCCTCAAAAGTTTGTGCTTCAATTTCCAAGTGGTAAGAGTTTAGAATTTCTGCGACTGCTACATAGTCTTTGCGTGTCATCATTTTATTTCACCAAACTTTCTAATTCGTTTTTCCATTGTGCAGATTTTTCATCTAGCGTATCTTGTATCTGCTTGATACCCTGTTTCCAGTTAATTGAGATTTCTAGAATTGTTGCTAATGCAACATAGCCAGAACTTGAGGTGTGGCTAAGTGGGTGCTTAGCCTTGTTTAGTGCATTGTAAGAATCTATGAATTCTCTTGTGTTTAGTGTAGTCATTGTGACCACCTTTCTTTTTTGTTTAGTAGTTTGATTCTAGCATAGGGGTCTGACAGTTTTACCTGTAGACACGCTTAGTCAAGATTTGAATTTGATTTTCCCAATAGTCCACCATTCTTTGGTGTGCAGGAAATTCTAGGGCAGTTGCTTTCGCATCTTCCAATTGTTTCATAGCATCTACTAGTAGTGATGCATTCTTTAATTTAGTGTAAGCCATTTAAGCCACCTTCCAACCTGTTAGTGGGTTGCGGTAGATTTCTACCTGTTCCCCTGTTTCTGTATTGACGATTTCGCAAGTGATACCTGCACCGTCATAGCAACTTGCAACCATTTGCAAGGCAGAATGAATAGAGATGTATTCGTTAGAGATACCGTCTCTCTTATTTGTTACTAAGTAAGTCATTTGTGACCTCTTTCTTTTTGTTTAGTAGTTTGAGTCTATCAGATAGGTCTGACAGTTTTAGAGGGTGTATTCGATACAACCTGAACAGTAACCGTCAGAATCTAATTCTTCTAGACGGTAGTTGTCCTCACAACATTGGCACTTAGCCACGATTAGTAAGTTTTTCATTTGAATCACTCCTTTCTTTCTATGCTTTCAGCGTATCAGGGGGGGCTGACAATTTTAGGTGTTTTAGGGGTGTGTTTAGGTGAACATTAGGTGAACAATAATCCACAGGTTATCCACAGATAAAATTCCAGTGAGATTTACGGTGTGTCGTATTGACAAATGGCTGAAAAAATGCCCGAGGCGGTTATCCACAGGTTATACACATATGTGTATAAGGTTGTGTATAAGTAGTGTGGTGTACATCACAAAAATAATTATGCGACACGCCCAAAATAGGGCAGAAATTGTCATACCCCTATGCCATACTAAGAGTATAAGAAAGTTAAGGGTGAGCCTCGAAAGAGCAAATAAACCTTAACACAAACGAAAGGTTAGTTCAATGACTGAATTAGCACTAGAACAAATCACTAAGGCTACTTGCCTAGTGTGCGGTGACAAGTTAGCACCGTTTGAAATCGAATCCCAACTATGCATTATGTGTGAGGACTAAGAATGTTTATCTATAACCTAATCGCTCCCCTAACCTTTATTGCGGTATTCTCATTACCTGCCCTATTGCTTGAATTGCAATTGCTAGTCATTGGCTTAGACGGTATGACACCAACAGTTATGCTAGTTACTTTTATTATTGGCTTAGTATCTGGCATAGGTGCGTTAGTATGCGAGATGATAGACGGATAAGATGCTAGAAACTTTTGCGATACTTGCAACTTTAATTATTCTAGGAATTATTTCCACTACAAGATAAGAAAAAAAATAAACTAAAAAAAACTAAAACTAAAATAAAAGGTCAGCTATTGTGTCTTATGGTCGCACTAGTTGATTTTTTTATTGTTTTTAAAAACGTGTACTATACAAGTTAAAATCACATTCACATTCTGATCAATATGTAGTGTGCTATTTAAATATAATAAATAGTGTGCTATTATTCTCATATGAATGAAATATGGAAGGCAGTAGTGCCTATTAAACAAAAAAACGGAACATTTGAACCTTATGGATACGAGGTATCTAATTTGGGAAGAGTTAGATCATATCGTAATCGTTATGGCTATGGAAATGGATCTGGTTATAGAGAGCTAGTAAGTGAACCTACAATAATTTCGGGTAGACCTGATAAGAGTGGGTATATTCAATATCTAATGCACTCTAAGGAAAGGTACAGAAAAAACATCAGAGGACATGTTCTAGTTATGCAAACTTTTGTGGGTTATCCAGAACAAGGAATGGTAATTTGTCATTGGGATGATGTAAAGAATAACAATCATCTAGATAACTTACGATATGGAACAAATAAAGAAAATTTTGAGGATATGATCAGAAATCAGTATCATAAGCTCAACATGGATACTTTATCTTAATATTTAACAAATAGATAACATTTAGATAACAAAATGATAACATTAAAATAACAAAATGTTATAATTTATATATGCATCTGCCTTATGGGGATGTAAATTAACTCGCTTAAAAGGAGCAAAAAATGAACGGAACACTAACATGGGCAAATGACCCATTCTTTATTGGTTGGGATAAGGTACTAGATAGATTTAATGATCTATCAAAGACAAATGCGACAGCATTTCCACCATATAACGTAAGACAAATCAACGAAGACACATATGCAATTGATCTAGCTATTGCTGGATATAATAAGTCAATGCTAAAAATTACTGAAGAAAACGGTACTCTCACAGTTGAGGGTGTAAAACCAGAAGATTCAGAAAACTATGTATATCGAGGAATCGCAGGTAGAAAGTTTACAAGATCTTTCTCTCTGGCAGAACATATTTATGTTACAGATGCCCATATGCAAGATGGAATCTTGGTAATTGGCTTAAAGCGTAATGTGCCAGATGAATTAAAGCCTAGAGAAATTGAAATTACTAATTTTTCGGAAGGTAAACCTAAAAAATAACATATAAGGAATTTAGCCTAGAGTTATTTACTCTGGGCTATTTTCTTTTTCATATGCAGCTAGAGATGGCAAGGGACTCATTAAATGTCCTTGTCTGTGTAATTCCATCAATTTTAGAACATCCTCGGATTTTCCTTGTGCATCACATAATAGGACAAGAAGATCATATATTCGCCCTAGCATAATGTAGTTTACTGTTCCCTGATTTTCATTCATGTCATTTTCCATGTTTCTAATCATATCACAGCAATTTATATTTGTGAACTCTTATTGCTTAAATGCCCCTGTGAGGGCATAGGAAGCAAATAGGGGAGTTTTAAACATATAGGTGTGCTGTTTGTAGTTCTCATTTTCGCCATCGCCGTAGCCGTGTATATTTATTTTATTAAAAGCCGAAATAAAATATTTTAATCCAGGGTATAAGAGTTTCAATAACAACTTTGTAACAATATAACTTTTTTTTCAAAAGCCGTTGCATTATTTAAAATTCTGTGTATAATTGTAATTATATATAATTAAATATAATAATTAAGTATTATATTAATATAGAATTATATTTAATATATAAATATATTAATATATATATTATATATAACATATATATGATGTATATTAACAAACAGAAAAGGAAAAGTCAATGACTTTATCGAAAGAAAATATTGCAATCTTGCAGTCTTATGGACGCTCATTTCTTGGTGCAGCAGTTGCGTTGTATCTAGCTGGAGTAACAGATCCATATTTGTATCTAAATGCTTTTGTAGCAGCTATTGCACCAGTAGCAATTCGTTACTTCAATAAGAACGATATTGCCTTTGGTAAGATTTCAGGTAATTCAACTCCTGACGAAGTTGCTGCTGAAGTAACTAAGGCTGTTAAGGCTGTAGCTAAGAAGGCACCTGCCAAGGCTCCAGCAAAGAAATCCACAGCAAAGAAGACTACTTCAAAGTAGTTTTCTTAGGGGTGTATAATTTAATATGAGTGCAAATGAATTCCTAATGATGTTGGCTGCTACAGTTACAGCAATTGGAGTAATATGGGTAGGACTTTATAAGGCTACCAAACTTGTAAAAAGATTTATACACTTCCTAGATGATTACTTTGGAGAAGAAGAAAGACCAGGATTTAATGGTCGTCCTGGAATGCAAGAAAGAATGCGTATCATAGAAGAAGAACTTAGACACATTTCCTATGAGATGAGACCAAATTCTGGAACATCTATTAAAGATGCTATTGGCAGAATTGAAAAGCGTTTAGAACAACTAGAACAAAAGTAGATAAATGAAATTTAGCATTACAAATGCAGCAAGCTCAGTACATACTGGCTATGGTTATGTAACCTCAAAGATAATGCGTAATATCCTAGATACTGGACATAAACTACTTGTTGAAAGAAATGCAGATGTAGAGTTCTGCTTCAACCTTCCTAAATTTTTTAAATTTTCAGATAACCCAAATTCCCGTAAAGTTGGATATATGGCTTGGGAATCCACAAACCTTCAAGATGGTTGGCAAGATATCATAAATGAAAAATGTGATGAAATCTGGGTACCCAGCAATTTTGTTAAAGGTGTAGTAGAGCAATATACGGATAAAGAAGTATATGTATTTAAGCATGGAGTAGATTCTACTTTTCCTGCCAAAAGGAAAGAAAGAACGGATAAGATAAAGTTTTTAAGTATGGGACATCCAGCACTTAGAAAAGATATTCCACATGTTATTGATTCCTTCCTAGAACTTTACGCTGGATCTAAAGATCACGAGCTTACAATTAAAATATATGAAAAGTATAATAACCTAGAAATTAACGAGCCTAATATCAAGATTATTGATAAGACAGTTTCTTATCCAGAGGTTGCTTCATTAATGCATTATCATGATGTCTTGCTGTACCCATCTTGGGGTGAAGGTTTTGGATTAATTCCCTTACAAGCTATGGCTACTGGAACTCCCTCAATTATTACAAATGGTTGGGCAGACTATACAAAGTATTCTCAAGGACTAACTATTATGTCAAATCTTGAGGACAGTCCATGGCAACACTATCACCCTGGAAAACAATTTAAACCAGACCATGAAGACTTTATTAGACTCATTCAGCATACTGTATCTAATTTAGATATTATTCAAGAAAATCAGTTTCATTTGGCTGAAGGACTTCATCTAGAATATGAATGGAAACGTGTAATTAAAGAACATTTTGATTCTGTTGAAGCCCGTTTAATGGTATAATCAAAATATGCCAGTTCCAGATTCAGTTACCGTAGAAGTTTTAAACGACATTACTACTATTAGTGTTGAGCCTGTAGAAAGCATTGATTCTATTGCTGTTAATACAGTTGAAGAGGCAACTATTGTCACTATTGAAGATCAAAGCCCTATTACAAATATTGCAATTGACGATAACCAAGAAAACATTATTGTTCAAATTTCAATGGTTGATACATCAGCACCAGTTCAGTCAGTAAATGGAATGACTGGTCATGTACTACTAGATTTACAATTTGAGGATATTGAGCAAGAAGACCCAGTTAATCATGTAAAATATGTACACACTCAAGCTTCAATTTCATCAACCTGGACAATAAATCATAATTTAGGATTCTTTCCAAATGTTACAGTATTAGATAATTCTAATAGAATTCTAGAAACATTTATTCAATATAATAATATAAATACTGCTACAATTATTATGAATAGTGCTGCATCTGGCAAGGCTTTTCTAACATAAAAATTTAAAAAGAAGGTGGTGAGGTAAATGGCAGAAAGATTATTTGTTGTTGATCTTAACCTAAATGGCAATAAAGCCACAAATTTCAGAGTTGAAGATTATGCAAATGACCCAACTTCTGGCAACTTTGCAGGTCGTCTTATCCATAATACAACGGGTACAGATAGACTTAAGATGCATGATGGCACCGAATTTAAGACTTTTGCATATACCTCAGAACTAACAAGTGGAACTGTAACAAGCGTAGATATTTCTACCCCTAATATTTTTACAGTATCTAATAATCCAGTAACAAGTTCTGGAACACTTACTCTTACTCTTGCCGCCCAGACTGCAAACTATGTATGGGCAGGACCAACAACTGGATCTGCAGCAGCACCTTCATTCAGAGCATTAGTAGCAGGAGATATTCCTAGCATTACAGCTTCAAAGATTTCAGACTTTAACGAAGCAGCACAAGACGCAGCTGCATCAATGATTACAAGTGCAACACACACAAATATTTCGGTATCCTATAATGATGAAGCAGGAACTCTTGCATTTACCGCAGGTGCAACATACAGCGATGAAAATGCTCGTGATGCAGTAGCCTCACTAATTACAGGATCAACACACTCAGGAATTTCTGTAGCATATACAGATGATGGTGCAAATGCAGGAACCCTTGCTTTCACAAATACTGGAGTAACAAGTATTGCAGGAACTTCAAACGAGATTGAAGTTAGCGGAACTGGTTCAGGTCCTTACACAGGAGCAGTAACTATTGGTCTTCCAAACGATGTAACCATTGGGGGAGGACTTACTGTAACTGGTGATCTTACAGTAAATGGTAATACAACGACACTAAATACTGCTACTCTTGCAGTGGAAGATAATATTGTTCTTCTTAACAATGGAGTTACTGGAGTACCTACTTTAAATGCAGGTCTAGAAGTTGAGCGTGGAGATTATACTAACGCAACACTATTCTGGAAAGAAGCTTCAAACAAGTGGTACTTAGGTACACCAGTTGATAATACAGATGCTGTAGTTGAAGCAGAAATTTCTGTTGCAGGTCACGGACATTCAACCAGTGATATTACAGGAATCCAAGAATATATTGAAGATACAGTAGCAACAGCATTTACAGATTCTGGAACTATTGATTTTACATATACAGATAATTCAACATCAGCAGGTACAATTAGTGCAGCAGTAATCCTTGCAGCATCTAATCCATACCTATCCATCTCATCTGGTCTTGCAGTAGATATTTCTGCTCTTGAAACAAAGCTTACAACTGATGGCTATGCTAAAAAATATTCAACAACTATTGGAAATGGAACTCTACAAGCATTTACAGTTACCCATAGCCTAAATACAAGAGCAGTTACTGTTCAGGTTTATGAAACAGCTGCTCCATATGCACAGGTAGAAGTAGAAGTTCTTCATGCAACAGCAGATACAATTACTATTAATACAAATAGTGTTCCTACTACCAACCAATACACTGTTGTGGTGGTAGGATAATATGTTACCAGGGTATAAGCCTTTTAAAATCTACAAAGGTGATACCTTTGCTTTTAGGTTATCTTTAGATGTTGGAAATTCAAACTATAATATTACTAGCCATACTTTTTTAGCACAAATTAAAGAAAAAGGAAAATCAACTGCAGTTGCAGAATTTGATTACACAATTGAAAACGCTGCTGGTGGGGTAGTTCTTTTAACGCTACCTGCTTCAGAATCAGCAAACCTTACTGGTGGAAGAAAATATGAATATGATGTTCAGATGACACATTCAGGAGTTGTTTCAACAATTCTATATGGACCAGTTGTAGTTGTTTCTGACGTTAGTTCTTAACAGCAAAACTATTTAAAACAAATTTTATATATCTTTCCATTTTGTAACCTGGAGTAATTTTATAGGTACACCCTAAACAATAAAAATATACTTCATCTTGTTCATTAAGTGACGGAAGTAAACTAGTGTGATCTGAATCATTACCGCATAAAATTTTTTTAGTAAATCCATCATTTGCTAAGTTCATATATTTGTGTGCTTCTTGAATTGTTATCATTGAATAATTCTATCACACTTGACCACTAACACTAGTTGTTGTACAATAGTACTTACCCTCAAATATGGGGAGATTAAAAATTAAACGGAGTGAATTAAAAATGACAGTTTCTTTGCCAACGGCATACCAGCAAGTAATCCATAAGACAAGATATGCAAGATGGAGAGAAGAAGATAATCGTAGAGAAAACTGGGATGAAACTGTTGATCGTTACATGGACTATGTAACAGAAGCTATTAAGAAGCATAACGAATTTACCCTTTCAGAAAATATTAAGCAGCAACTCCGTACTGCTATTTTAGAAACAAAAGTTATGCCATCCATGCGTGGTCTTATGACAGCAGGACCAGCACTTGATAGAGATAGCACTTGTATATACAACTGTGCGTATATGCCAGTAGATAGCCTACGTTCATTTGATGAAGGTATGTATATTCTAATGTGTGGAACTGGAGTTGGATATTCTGTTGAGTCAAGATATGTAAATCAATTACCAGAAATTTCTGAACACTTTGAAACTACAGATACAACTATTGTTGTAGAAGATTCAAAAGCTGGATGGGCACGTTCCCTAAAAGAATTACTTGCCCTACTTTGGCAAGGACAGGTTCCTTCATGGGATATGTCACAAGTTAGACCAGCAGGTGCTCGTCTAAAAACATTTGGTGGTCGTGCATCAGGTCCAGACCCACTAGATCGTTTGTTTAAGTTTTCTGTTTCTCTTATCAAGGGTGCAGCAGGTCGTAAGTTGACTCCTCTTGAGGCACATGACTTAATGTGTAAGATCGCAGAAGTAGTTGTTGTTGGCGGTGTTCGCCGTTCAGCGATGATCTCGCTATCAGACTTGGAAGACCGAAACATGGCAGCAGCTAAGTCTGGTTCCTGGTGGGAATACAGCGGTCAAAGAGCACTTGCCAACAACTCAGCAGTCTATAATACAAAACCAACCATGGAAGTTTTTATGGACGAGTGGAAGGCTCTATATGATTCAAAGTCTGGAGAGCGTGGAATCTTTAGTCGTGAAGCAGCACAAAGAGTTGCAGCAAAAAATGGTCGTAGAGATTCTACAGTAGACTTTGGAACTAACCCTTGTTCTGAAATTATCTTAAGACCAAATCAGTTCTGTAATCTTACTGAGGTTATTGTTCGTGATACAGACACTCTTGAAGATCTTAAGGCAAAGGTAGAACTAGCTGCTATCCTTGGAACTATTCAGTCAACATTTACTCGCTTTAAGTACTTAAGAAAGATTTGGCAAAAGAATTCTGAGGAAGAAAGATTATTAGGTCTTTCTCTTACAGGTCAGCTATCTCATCCAGTTCTTAATGGTTCACAGGGCGTTGATTTACTATCAGCATGGCTAGATGAACTAAGAGAGTATTCTGTTGTTGTAAATAAAGAATGGTCTGAAAAGATTGGTATTAATCAAGCAGCAGCAATTACATGTGTTAAGCCATCAGGAACGGTGTCCCAGTTAGTAAATGCTTCATCTGGTATGCATCCATGGCACTCACAATATTATGCTCGTACAATTCGTGGAGATATGAAAGATCCAATTACATCTTTCCTAGTTGATATGGGTGTAAAGAATGAGCCAGATGTTATGAAGCCAAATGATACTATGGTATTCACATTCCCAATTGCAGCACCAGAAGGTGCAACGCTTCGTCAAGATTTAACAGCAGTTCAGCATTTAGATATTTGGTTAACATACCAACGTCATTGGGCAGAACACAAGCCTTCTATTACAGTATCTGTAAAAGAAAATGAATGGATGGCTGTAGGTGCATGGGTATTTGAACATATTGATGAAATGTCAGGTGTATCATTCTTACCTTATTCAGAGCATACATATCAACAAGCACCATATCAAGAAATTACTAAATCAGAATATGAAGTTCTTCTTTCAGAAACTCCATCTGATCTTGATTGGAAATGGCTTGAAATATATGAAACATTTGATGCTACTACAAGCGTACAAGATCTAGCATGTGTTGCTGGAGCTTGCGATATAAGTGATTTTGGTACCGTTAAAGCTGTATAATGTATAAGAGGTCCCTATGTCTTATACTGATTTAATTTTACAAGATTCACCTGTCTCAATTTGGAGTTTATCTGAGGCAAGTGGCACTGTAGCAAATAATGATGGTTTTTTACTAGGAGATTCATATAACGGAACATATCTAGGTACCAGTGGAGCAAATTCAAAAAGAATTAAAGTTCCTCTTGTATATGGCGGTGGACAGTGTATAAAATTAGTAGGAAACAATATACCTTCTCTTAGAATACCATCTTTAGATAAAATGTCTTCCGCAAATAGACAATATACATCAACCCTAGAGTTTTGGCTTAAAATAACAAACTCTGTAAAAGATGAAACAGTAATTCTTAGAAAACCAAACAGTGCTACTGGTCTTTATATTAAAGATAATTATTTAATATTTAGAGTTGGAGATCAAGATACAATAGCAGTTTCCTTGCCAGTAGATACTTTCAATAAACCACTTCATATTGCAATGACCTATACACCAAAAGGTATTAGTCTTTTTGTAAATGGAGTTCAGTCTTCAACCCCAATATCAAATTTAAGATATTTTACAAAAACCTATAGTTCCGCTGATGAGTACTTTGATTTTTTTGGAAGCTTATCTTTAGGAATTTATGTAGATAGTATTGCAATTTATAGCTACCCATTTAACCCCACAATAGCAAAAAGGCATTTTATTTATGGAGTAGGATATGATATTTCTAGATTTGCTATATCAGCAAAAGCTGGAACAATGTATTCGATGCATATGGAAAACACATCTAAGCTTTACTCTCTTTCCTATAACGATAAGTCATCATGGTCTAATAACTTAGTTATTGAAAATAATACATTACAAATTCAAAAAGATGGATACTTAACAACCAATAATTATTCAACAATAGAGCATGTTACCTTTTCAGATGTTAGTTACGAAACAATGTACGGAACTACTGATGGAGAAATTTCTTTTCCACACGGAACATCTTTATATGTTGCAGATAAAGTTAATTCATTCCCTAATGGAATGATATCAAAACTTGATTTTACAGGAGCCACCTGGACAACAAAACAATTATTATTTAAAATAGATTCATTAACAAATGCAGGTTTATCTGTATATGCTGAAAAAATCGGATCAGATTATAAAATTTATTATTCAACAGAATATGTTAATGGAACTAAGAAGGCAGACACAACACTGCTATCAACTACTACAGAAATAACTGGAAAAGTTTATTTAGGATTTTATGAATCAAATAATATTTTAAGTCTATTTTTGTACACACCATCAAGTCAATACACAGAATCTAATACAAGCTTAGAGCTACCTATCATGTCATCATCAATAACATTTGGTGGAGAAACTATAACTCCTTTTGCGAATACCGAGATACTTCCCTCAACGGAAACAGAAACCAATAGATTTACTGGAAAGCTAAATCTAATTGGTGCATTAAAAGATACAATATCTATCCCACAAAATTTTACTGAATTAGAAAACTATGACTACAATTATAAAATATCTCCAAGCAAAGAAAAAAGATTACTTAGATACACAAAGGGTAAAGCTAAGTTTTATGTTGGAGTTAATTTCCTAGGAACTACAGCAGTTCTTCCACATAGAATAGATTTAGGATATGGAGAAGTTGAAGGAGATAGTTTTGTTAAGGTAGAAGCTACCGTATATAATGAGACATCAGAACTTTTAGCATCTCAAGAAATTTTAAATGGAGATCCAATAAAAGGTTTAGTTGGTCAGGCTATCACAGACCATGTTGTTAGATTTGATATAACTATGGAGTCAGATGATTATGAATTATATCCTCCCGTTTTACAATACTTTAATCTTAATGTATTTAACTCAACAAACTCATCTGTTGAAATGAGATCAGATATTGGTAGTCAAAATATAACCATTACACCAAAGTCTGGAAAAGATTTATATCTGCCAGAAGTTAAGAAAACACCTTCAATGTACTATGGAAACACCACTGGTCTAAAGATTGGTGATCAGTATGGAACAATAAATTATTCAGCAAAAGCCATTGGAACAGAATCAACTGAAGGAATTAGTACAATCATATTTACAGCAAAGCCAACAACTACATCTCAATGCAGATTTATTTACTCTAATCCAGTTATAATTAGGCAGACATCAGGCACAGTAGCAATTGCAGGTAGTGGAATTACTGGTACGGTCTATGTTAATGGACTACCAACAACAAGTGCAGAAACTAATGAGTGGAATCACTATACTATTGTTTTAGATAATCCAATCCCAATCAACACTCTCACTGGAACACCTATTGAAATTGGAAACTCCTCATCAACAACAGGAACATTCTATATTGATAATTTGTCTTTCTTAGAATCTCAATTAACAGCATCTCAAGCCTTAAAGTATTACAATTTATTTTATTCATCTTACTCAGAATCAGTGAAAGATTCTAGTGTTCTTAATATTAATTTTTATGACAAAGAAGTAAGACACGAAAATCTAGAATACGAACTTCTTCCAAATCAAAACTCAATAAAAGCTACAGTATCCCTAGCAGCCACAGAAAATTATACCCTTTCTTCTAATACAATAAATTATTCTAATGATATAGATCTAATTGAAATTGATAGTGTTAGTGCACCAGGATTGGCAAGACCAGTTACAGTTTTACTGGCAAATCAAACATTAGCAGCAGATAGAGGTGTTTATTCAATTGGATTTTCCGATGGAATTGCTACTTTTACAGCTAACACATCACTAGAAGCAGCAGACATAGCAACTGGAGATTTAATATATGTTCAAAATGGTGATGAAAATGGAAAAGAATTTTTACAAAAACAATCAAATGGAACATATAGTCAAGTGTTTATGACAAACAAAATAGTTTCATATAAAGAAACAGACTTAGTTAGTTCAGATTAATTTTTGACAAGTACTAGCAATAAGATTTAAAAAATGGTATCATTGTGGTATGTCAAAACCTAAAAACAAAGTACAAGCAGTACAAAGCAATGCAGAATATGGAATTTATGTATGGCAACTGCCAAACGGATCTAACTTTCAGGACGATCAGGGTAATACTCTAAACGTACCTGCTCGCAAATATGATATTCAAAAGATGAAACAACTTGCAGATGCAGCAGCATACTGGGGTAAACCAGAAGGAAAAGCCGTATTTATGCCAGGTGTTGGTAGGTCTTCTGATACTCAGGCTCAAGAAGATATTGATAGAATGGCAGAAGGTCTAACTCCATACGGAGACACAGACAACTGGAGAGAGGTGTTCCACAATGCACGAAATGCAGGAAATTAGTGGTAGAGATATTGGACTTGATACAGTAAAGTCTAATTCTCTTATTAATAATAACGACACAGATGATTTTAGTAAGAAGCCAGATGACTTAATGAAGTTGTCAGGTCTTGGTCATAACTTTAAAAGAAATGCTAAAAGAAAGTTAGAAAAAGCAGATCAAAACTCTCTAAATGGAGATGAATCAGAATCTAAGCAACTGGTTCCAGACAAGTATGGCTATGGTCTATTTGATGTTGTAGAGCCTCCATATAACTTAATTTCTCTATCAAGAATTTATGAAGTTTCAGCAGCAAACTTTGCTGCAATTAATGCTAAGGTTGCAAACATTGTAGGTCTTGGTTATAATCTAGAGCCAACACTACAGGTTTTGCAGATGCTTGAAGAAACCACAGACAAGGATCAACTTTCTAGAAGAAGACGCAAGCTTGATAGAACTAAGCTTGAAATTGAAGAGTGGCTAGAATCAAGAAATGATGAAGATACATTTACCGCAACTCTTGTAAAAGCATACATTGATAAAGAAGCAACTGGAAATGGATACCTAGAAATTGGTCGTAAGGTAACAGGAGAGATTGGCTATATTGGTCACATTCCTGCAGCAACTGTTCGTATCCGTAGACTTCGTGATGGATTTGTTCAAATCGTAAATGGTAAAGCAGTATTCTTTAGAAACTTTCAAGACCTATCTCAACCAAATCCAGTTGGTGCGGATGCTCGTCCAAATGAAATTATTCACTTAAAGTCTTACACACCAACAAACACTTATTACGGAATTCCACCTATCGTTGCAGCAAAAAATGCAATGGCAGGTACAGAATTTGCATCAAGATTTAATCTTGAATACTTTGAAAACAAAGCAACTCCCAGATACATATTCTGGATCAAGGGAGCAAAGTTATCAAAAGATGCAGAAGCAAAGTTATTTGAATTCTTCCAAAATAACCTTCGTGGTCAATCCCATAGAACCCTCGTAATCCCAATTCCTGGTGATGAGAATGGTCAAAAGATTGATGTAAAGATGGAAGCAGTAGAAAATGGAATTCAAGATTCTTCATTTAATAACTACAGAAAAACAAACCTTAGTGAAATTCTTATGGCACATCGTGTTCCAATTTCAAAAGTTGGAACTGCTGAAAATATATCTTTAGCGAATGCTCGTGAAGCAGATAGAACCTTTAAGGATCAGGTATGTCGTCCAGAACAAGATACTTTAGAAAAGTCTGTAAACAGAATTGTTTCAGAAAAAACTGATATGTTTAAGCTTAAATTTAATGAACTTACTCTTACAGATGAAGATACTCAATCAAAGATTGATGAGCGTTATCTAAGAATGGGAGTATATCTTCCTAATGAAGTTAGATCAAGAAAGGGTATGACTGCATTGCCAACAGGCGATGAACCAGTGCAATTAACTGCACAAGGTCAGGCAGAACAAAGAGCCCAAGCTAATGGAAATAGGTTAAGAGATCAGCAAAGAGAAGCCAATGCAGCAGATACTGGAACAGGTGCTAGAGTACCTCAAGGTGAAGGTAGACAACAAGCATAACACTATAATAACAAATATGTTATATAATTAGAATTGTTATGGTAGATTTACAAAAGGCATCCCTTACTACTAATGGTAATCAAGTTACGCTTACCATGCCTATCTCAAAGGTAGATGTAGAAAAAAGAATTGTTTCTGGCTTTGCCACACTTGATAATATTGACCGTCAAGGTGATCGTGTTACAGCAGAGGCTTCACGCAGAGCTTTTGAAAACTTTAGAGGAAATGTTCGCCTTATGCACCAGCCAATTCCAGCAGGTAAAGTTGTAAACTTTAGAACAGAAACTTTCTTTGATCCAAATACAAACAAGCAATATAGCGGTGTATATGTAGATACATATGTTTCTAAGGGTGCTCAAGAAGTATGGGAAATGGTTCTTGATGGAACCCTAACAGGATTTTCAATTGGTGGAAATGTAAAAGATTCAGAAAGCGTTCTAGATGGAGAATCAAAGAACTCAGTAAGAATTATTAAGGACTATGACTTGGTTGAGCTATCCCTTGTTGATTCCCCTGCAAATCACCTAGCAAATATTTTTTCAATTCAAAAAACAGACAATGGGGACATTGCAACAGGAATTTTTAACAAATCAAATATTCAAAACGTATTCTGGTGCGAGACAGACGAGCTTGCCTACGTTGATGAAAACGAATCACACAAATGTGCTAATTGCGACTGTGATTTAACATCAATTGGATGGATTGATGAAGTGTCAAAAGAAGAAGTAACAAAAGCAGTATTTGCTTTACTTCAAAAGTCACAGGATAATGTTGTTACTAATGAAGAAACACCAAATAAGTATCCAGAACAAAATGAATTAGAAGACGAACTACTAAAGGCAAAATACTCTGTAGGAGATTTTGTACAATGGAACTCTTCAGGTGGCACAGCAAGAGGTAAAGTAACAAGAGTAGTAACTAATGGTAAAATAAAAGTACCAAACTCTAATGTTACTATTACTGGAACTCCAGAAGATCCAGCAGTTGCTATTAGAGTTTATCAAAAGGATGGTAATTCTTGGAAGCCATCCGATACCACAGTAGGACATAGAATGAATACACTAAGATCTTGGGCAGCAAAAGTTGCCAAATCTTTAGGTGTAACCACAGGTTTGCTACAATCAGAAGTAGTAAAAATGGCAGTTGACTTAGAATCAGTTGCCTACCAACAAAATGAAGGAGGTGTTGAAGTGGCTGAAAATACAGAGGTCGTAGAGACCAATGAAGATATTGTTAAGTCTGATGAAGTAGCTGAAGATGTTGTAGTTGATGAAGTTGTTGAAGAGTCTGCAGAAGTTGCAGAGGAAGCTCCAGTTGAAGAAGCTCCAGTAGTAGAAGCACCAGCAGAGGAATCTGTTGAAAAATCCGATTCAGAAAATGTTGAAGCTACAGTAGCCTCCACCGATAACGGTGAGGTAACTGATATGGCTAAGGCTCTTGACGAGATTAAAAACTTCATTTCAGAAACAATTTCAACGAATACTGCAACAAATACAAACGCTATCAATGAGGTAGCATCTTCTGTTGCAGAAGTAACAAAGGCTCTTGCAGATAAAAATGAAGAGTTAAACAAAGCTTTGGCTGATGTTAAAAGCACTTTGGAAAATCTAAATTCCAGAGTTGACTCGGTTGAGTCAGACACAGCCGTAAAGAAGTCTGGAGAATTGGAAAATGCTCCAGAACAGACTACCATACTACGCAAGTCAGTATGGGGTGGACGCTTCCTCGGCTCCGCAGAATACCTAAATTAAAAAGGAAAAGAAGGTGAAATAAATAAAATGAGTGATATTATCGAAAAGGCTGCAGCAAGTGGTACAGTAATCTCTCCACTGGAATCCCCAGGTGCAATGACATCTTTTGATGTTAGCACAAACGAGGGTGGTGTACTTAACCCAGAGCAGTCACGCCAATTCATTGACTACATTTTTGACGAGATGGTTCTCGCCAATGATGGTCGTAGAGTTGTAATGAGAGCTAATACAATGGAACTTGATAAGGTTCGTGTTGGTTCACGCCTAGTTGCTAAGGCAACCCAGGCTGAGGATACAGGAAGCAATTCAGCTCCAGCGTTCACTAAGATCGAACTTACAACAACAAAGTTCCGTCTAGACTACGAACTTTCAACAGAATCCCTAGAGGATAACATTGAAGGTGAACAGCTAGAAGATCACATCGTTCGCTTGATGGCAACTCAGTTCGGAAACGATCTTGAGGACATTGCTATCAATGGTCGTCCAGCTACATCAGGAGATGGTTCTTACAATAACACCCTTGCAGGGTTCTATCGTCAGACTCTTGATGCAACATATGCAGGTGCTCACGAAGCAGCTGCTGCGTCAGCAACAATGACTAACATTTGGGAGTCTACTCCTGAATCAAGCGATGGTTCTACAACGACACTTGGTTTGGACGCTATCGAAGCAATCTACAATGCATTGCCTCGTAAGTTCAAGGCTCGCCGTCAGGACCTAAAGTTCTACATGAATAGCAAGCATCTATCAGAATTGCTTTCCGAGTTGAGAAACATCGGAACAGTTCCAGATATGGTTGCAACTCGTGTAATCGATGGTGTAATTCCACAAGTTGGTGGATCCGCAGGTGCACAATACCTGATCTTCGGATTGCCAGTTGTAGAAGTACCTTTGTATCCAGACAACTATGTTGATCTAACTCTACCAAGCAACAGAATCTGGGGCTTCCAGCGTGATGTAACCGTACATCGTGAATTCAAGCCAAAGAAGGACACAGTAGAGTACACAGTATACGTCCGTATGGGTGTAGCAGTAGAAGAAAAGTCAGCGATTGCATACGCAACTCGTGCCAGCTAATCTATCTATTAAAAACAGGGGCTACTTCGGTAGCCCCTGTTTTACTTTTAGTGTATAATTTATGATAGGAGGATTTTGTGTTTAACGAAAAAACAGTTTATGAATTAAAAAGCATCTGCATGATGTATGATATTGAATATCCAAAAGCTGCTAAGAAAGCTGATATTATCAAGCTTATTGAAAAAGCAGGGATTACAGAAGAAAAATATGCAAAAGAATTAGAAGATGCCTTTGGCATTAAAGAAGCAGAAAAAGTAGAAAAAGAAATTGTGGTTGTAGAAAAAGAACCAGTTGAAACAAAAACCCAAGAAAAGGTTGTACTAAAAATGGTATACCCAAGAGGTGCTTATAATGTTGGAAACGGAATTGTTTTTACAATTGATGAACCATTCAAGACATTCTCAAGATCAGTTGCAGACGATATCTTAAGAAGAGCAAAAGACGAAGTTAGGGAGGCTACCCCAGAAGAAGTTGCAACATTCTATGGTGTAAATGTTTAATGAAAGAATACTTAAGGTCAGATGGAGATATTGTAACTATTCCATATACAGCCCCATCAGGCACAGACGCAGTTGTTTTTAGTGTATATGACCTAGATCTAGAAGAATATGTTCAGTCAGATGAATCACTGGTAAAAAGAGCAACAGTAACAGGAGCATCTGGAAATGGAACAACTATCACTTACACTGCATCAAACACATTTGCGGTTGGTGATGTAGTTACAATTACTGGACTATCCACAACAACTGGATCAAGCCTTAATAAGTCAAATGTTACAATTGCAACTAGATCAGACTCACAATTTACTATAACTGATACAACCACAGGAACTGCAACAGCCACCCAATCTGGTACAGCCTTGCAAATAACAACTGATTTTAACTTAGTTTTAGATCAAGAAGTTACCACATATGATAGAAGACTTAAAATTGAACTTCAGATTATTGATGCTTCTTCTTATACAGAAGATGAAATTTATGTAAGTCTAATTAGACCATATGCAACAACAGTAGAACTTGCAGAACATGCAGGTCTTACAATCGTAGCATTAGATCCAGGTTTTGGTGAAATTACAGAAGCAGAACTTACTAAATTAGAAAGAAGAGCAAGACTATATATTAATTCAAAAATTAGTGATGATTTTACATTTAAATATAAAACCGTAGGAACCCTTGGTCAAGGATCAGATGTACTATTTATTGGTCAAAGAATTGAATCATTTGACAAGATTATTAAAGATGATGAAGTTATTTATGATACTACAGCAGACCCAGAAATTAACCTTTTAGATTACCCATTTGCAGTCACAAACGGAAAGAATAGCTTAAAGGTTGTCTGGGAAGGTGCAAATATTATTGAGTGGTCAGATACCAGCGTAATTAATTCAGCAGGATACTTTGAAAGAAACAGTCTTTATCTAATTCGTGGAGAATATGGATGGAAGTATATTCCAAATGATATTAATCTAGCAACACTTGAGCTTGTTAACGATATGTTATGTTCAGACTTTAATTATAAAAATCGTGGAGTTAAGTCAGTTAAAAATGATGCATATACTGTTGAGTTTATGCCAGGAAATGGAATTGGAAGCATTTTAGTTGAGTCTTTGATATCTCAGTATAATAGATTTGACCTATGGGCGGTATAACAAATGAGTTGCTTATCTCACGCCTCCTATACAATGAAAGCAGATATCTATAGTCCTAGAAAAATTCAGGACGTTAATAGTGGAACCTTTCAAAATATCTGGACACTATCTAGCACAGTTAACTGCTTGGCAAAAGGAATTGTAAGAGATACAATCTCTCAAAACTCTAGTGCTGTTGACATTAAAAATTATTTAACTGCAGTTAGTAATATCGTAAAAGTAAGAACAGCAAATCCTATTAGCTCTGAAGACAGGGTGGTATCAATTAGAAATGCCTCTGGAGTCATCTGGAGCGAATCTGGAGTCATTACAACAAGTGGTGGTGTAAATGGAGCAACTATTTTTGAACCTCGTGGTAGTACCCCTATTATTGATTTTGATGGCAGAGTACTAGAATATGAAACCGTTCTTTATAGACAGGAAATCCAAACTCTGGAGACAGAGTAATGGCTAGAAGTATAGACACAGGAGCTCTCAGAGCCCTCACAAAGCCTAAATATAGAAAACACATACGAACAGGCAACATAACAGAAAAAATCGCTGCTAGTGTTTTATTTAATTCAGAACTCATTAATAGAATAAATAACCAAGATAAGCCTAGAATTCAGATTGCAGGATTAAAAATGCTTGCTACCTATTTTGAAGCGTATGTGGATAATCTAGCAAGAATGAACTATTCAAAATTTCATCACGTCTATGAGCCTGGAATGGTAGGAGACAAAACGGGTAGGCTATTTGAGTCCAGTATATCTACATCCGCAACCAAGCCATCTCTTGTATATAATTTTAAGCCTTCAAGAATTCCACCAGAAAGTGGATATGTGTTTAAAAATAAGGCATATGTTATGGAAAATCAGATACCGTTAACAATTACTGCAAGAAATGCTGAATACCTAAGATTTGAGTATGAGGGTGAGTTCTACTCAAAGAAAACAGTTTTTGTTGCTGAGCCAGGTGGAGAAGATGTTGCTGGATCATTTGTAGAAACTTTTAACATATTTATGACATCAATGGGACCTTCAGCATTAAAAGAATTAGGATTCTTTGAAAGAATAGAAAATGGAATATCAAACGAATCAAGAATTGCACTTGCTAGGGTGTCTGCTGGTAGAATAGAGGGTATGGCATCAGAAGCAGCAAAATCAGCCAACTCAATTGTTAGGAGACTAAGGTAATGACTTATAATAAGCTACCAATACAACTTATTAACAAGTACATCTGGGACCTAGCATCAGGTCTTGTTGATGGAAATGTTATAGATACTGGAGTTATAAATGTTGAAAACTATTCGTTAAATGGAACAACGTCAACCGTATCTGGAATCACCTCTTCTGGTGAAATTTCTACAGTTACAACTACCTCAGATCATGGAGTCATAGCAAATCAGTTGTGTAAGATTTCTGGAGTTAATGCCTATTATGATAAAAACCATAGAGTTTTATCCACACCAACCCCAACCACTTTTACCATTGCAAGACCAAATCTTGGATCAAGTGCATCAGGTGGTGGAACAGTCAAAGAAATAGGTCTTTTTCCATTCTACCCAGTAGCAGAAAACTCTGGTGCAAATACAGACATTACACCTTTCGTAATCTATGATTTCCTATTTACCCCACCAACCAATACCCAGTGGTTTATTGACTGCGAAAAAGCTGTCTACACTATAGTTGGAGAGTTGCCTCAAATTTACTATTTTAGAAACTTTATCTATGAAACATTGAAGAAATTTGATATTTCAGCTCAGTCAGTAAATGACTATATTCAAGATGATGAAATTAAGTTTAAGTTTATCAAATGTGAGCAGTCAAACTATATGATTGACGAAAAAAGAGTTGATAGCTTTAAGCCTAAATTTGTTACTTCCCTTATCCTTACATATGATTATACTAAATCATAAAACTAATCGTGGTACTATTAACTTGAGGAAGCAAGACCACAGCAAGTCATATCTTAATAAATGACAGGAGGTGTAAAAATACACTATGGCAATTGGTAATGCAAAAAATATTATCGTAGGTGCTGGTGCTCTTTATGTAGGAGCAGTTACAGGCACAGAATACGGAGAAAATACTCTACCAGCAGCGAGTTCGACCCTATCTGGCTCAGTCAAGCGTTTGACAGACCCAGCTAATGTTGACTCAACAGACTGGAAATCAGTAGGTTACACATCGGAAGGTGCTGAACTTTCTTTTGAACCAGACTTCGGTGAAGTTCAAGTTGATCAGCTTCTTGACGTTGCAAAGATCTTCAAGCAAGGTCAGAGAGTAATGGTTAACACAACCCTTACAGAAGCAACACTAGAAAACATGCTTATCGTTCTTGGTGCAGATTCAGATGACCTTAGCGGTGCATCAACTGCAGACATTCAGACTTTCACAATTAACGGTGGATCTCTTGGATATACTCCACTAGAGCGTTCAATCGCAATTGTTGGTCCAGGTCCAGAATCAAAGACAACATCAGGTGAAGTAGTAGAACGAGTCTACTTAGCTTATCGTGCTCTTTCTATGGACACTGTAACCGTTGGCATTAGAAGAAACGAAGCAACAGTTTTCCCTGTTTCCTTCCGTCTTCTAGCGTCTTCAGTTAATGCAGCAGCGTCAGATGGCAATGCAGCATACGGAAAAATCATTGATAGAGTTTTCACACCAGCGTAAACATAACTTAATAATGTATAATAGGGTAGGCAGAAATGCCTACCCTATTATGTTATAACAATAAATGCTATATAATTAAAGAGAATCCAAAGGAGAAAAAATGGCAACCAAAGTATATGAAAGTGTAGAGCTAGAACTTCTAGACGGCACAGTAGTAAACATCAAGCCTTTAAACTTAAAGAACCTAAGAGAACTAATGAAAGAATGGCAAAAAGCACAGGAAGCAAAAGATGAAGATGAGTTCTTAAACACTCTAATCAATTGCACCCAAATTGCCTTCAAACAGTACAACGCAGAACTTGCTGGAGATAGAGATGCACTTGAAAATGCACTTGACATCCAGACAATGTATAAAATCTTGGAGGTGGCTGCTGAAATCAAGCTGAACGACCCAAACCTCGTAGCGATGGCTCAGGAACTGGTTGGAACGAACTAGATCTTGCGGAGCTAGAGGCAGAAGTATTTTTGCTTGGACACTGGAAAGACTACGAAGAACTTGAGGAAAGTATCTCAATGCCTGAGTTAACAGCAACATTAAAAGCAATGTACAAAGTAGAAAATAGAAAAAATAAATTCATTGCAGCAATGCAAGGAGTAGATTTAGATTCTGACAATACTTCTTCTGACTCTACAGACAAGCCATCGACATTTCAAGAAATACAGGCAAGGGCTCTATCAAAGCTGACCAGTAACGAAAATATTACTGGTGCAGCAGAACTTGGTTTAACGCCTGACATGGGAATTGGTTATGCAATACTAAGGAGTGGTGAATAATGGCTGATGTAAATGCTACATTTAATTATGATGCAGACTTTGGATCAGCCTTATCACAAATTAAAGCTCTATCCAAAGAGCTTAGTGTATTAAACACGTCATTTAACTCTTTAGATAAAAATGCTCGTGTATTAAGAAACGATATTGCCAATACCTTTACAGCAGCAGCAGGTCAAATTGGTGGCTTTAGTACAAAAACTGTAACTATTACATCTGACTTAGATAATTTTGGAAAAGCTCTTGATAAGAGCAAGCTAAAATTAAGAGATTACTACAGAGAAGCTTCTAGAGCATTTTCTCAAAATAGTAATGCAAGAAAACTTGCTGAAGATCAGGTAAGAAGAACAAAAGGTCAACTAGTTGAACTTGGCATGGATGCTGAGGGAAGACGTAAGGGTATTCTTGTAACCCCAATGCGACTTGACATGACTGATATGAATAATCAGTTACAAGTTGCTAGAAAACAATTTGATATATTTAATAGACTTATTCAAGACGGTGCAACACAGTTAATTAACTGGGGTAAAAATACCCAATGGGCAGGTAGACAGCTTACAGTAGGTCTTACCGTTCCAATGACAATATTTGCATCAACAACAATTAAAGCATTTAACGATGTTGATAAAGAACTAACAAGATTCCAAAAAGTATATGGTGCAGACCTTGTTGGAACAACAAAAGAAGCATCCATGGAAATGCGAAATGCTATTCAAGCAGTTGCAATTGATATTGCCAAGAGCTACGGTATAGCAGCAAAAGAAACTGCAGGTCTTGCTGCAGACTTAGCTGCAACTGGTCTTGAAGGTAAAAAGTTAGTTGATTCTGTTAAGCAAACATCAAGACTAGCAGTTCTTGGTGAACTTGATAGACAAGATGCTATGGCAACAACCCTTTCTTTGCAAAATGCTTTCAACATGAGCACTAAAGAATTAGCAGAATCTATTGACTTCTTAAACGCAGTAGAAAACCAAACTTCTGTATCTTTGCAAGACTTAACTACAGCAATTCCAAAGGTTGGACCAGTAATGAACTCCCTTGGTGGAGATGTTAAAGATCTTTCTGTTTTGCTTGTAGCAATGAAAGAAGGTGGCATCAATGCTGCTGAAAGTGCTAACGCATTAAAGTCTGGTCTTGCCTCTCTTATCAATCCAACTAAAGCAGGTTCTGCGGTTGCAAAGCAATATGGTATTGATCTTGAGGGTATTGTAACCAGAAACAAGGGACAGTTAATGCCAACCCTTTTAGAGTTCCAAGCATCACTTCAAACTCTTGATGATTTTGGTAAAGCAAAGATTATTGAACAACTTTTTGGTAAATATCAGTTTGCTAGAATTTCTGCACTATTTGATAACCTTAATGCACAGGGATCACAAACAGTTGAAGTTATGAAATTGATGGGTGCTTCTTCTGAAGAACTTGCAAAAATTGCTGACTCTGAAATTAAAACTTTAACAGAATCTACATCCATGAGATTCCAACGTGCCATGGAAGGAATTAAAGCATCCCTACTCCCAGTTGGCGAAACAATTACAAGAGCAGTAATTCCATTTATGGAAAAGTTTGCAAATTTCATGGAAAGAGTTATAGAAATTGGCAAGGGTCTTCCAGAACCAGTTAAGAATTTCTTAAAATTTGCAGCAGGATTAACTGCAATTGCAGGACCAGTAGTTATGATCACTGGTGTACTCGCTAACTTCCTTGGATATGTAACTAAGGGTGCAATGGGATTTGTTAACTTAGGTAGAAGACTTGCTGGTCTTCCAACAAAACAATTTAGCTTACTTGATGATCAACAAATTGCAGCAGCAAAAGCAACAGACACACTAACTGTTTCTATCCAAAATCAAGCTACAGCAATGACTAGATTAGTTCAATTAATGAGAGATTATAATGCTACTCTTATTGCACAAAAATCTGCAACTCCAGGTGCATTTACAAGCACACCATTAGTTAATCCTCCAAGAAGGGGTGGAAAGCCACCTCCTGGATCACCAATTAGAAGACAACAAGGTTCATGGGTTCCAGGATCTGGAAGTGGAGATAGGGTAAAGGCATTACTTGAGCCTGGAGAATTTGTTGTAAATAGAAATGCAGCAAAGCAATATGGCGGTTTATTAGAGGATATAAACAATGGAGTTCCAAGATTTCAAAATGGTGGAGCCTTTGCTCATATGTATCCCCCAAATGATTTTGGAGGTATAGGAAAAGAATATTTAGATTTAGGATTTTATAGTCAATATAATTCAGATTTAAATAAAAATTCTCCAAGCGTTAAAGCATCAGATTTATTAAAAGAAATTAACTCACCAGGGTCAGAAGATGCAATGATACAAAGAATGGTATCAAATGGATTAAGTGAAAATGAAGCTAAATCAATTGCTAGAACATTTAAATCAAGGGTAGCTAGGTATCTAACAGCACTAGGAGATGATTTAGTAAATGATCAAATGATTTATAAAAAGACTAAAGATTTAAGATATGAGTCTGGAAAGAAAAGAATTTCCGACCTATTTTCTAGACAAGAATATGTAAAAGAATTCTCTGTTGGAATAAGTAGATCTAAGTTATTAGAAAGAGGATTTTCTCAAAGTATTATTCCATTTTCACAAGCACCAAAAACAATTCAAGACTCAATTTTAAAATCTTCTGGAGGAAGAGAATCTGATGTTTTAGTTTTTGAAAAAGACGGTCAGGTTTTTTATGAAGGCGAAAGACAGTCATCATCTGGAAGAATTAAAAAAATATATTTAAACGAGTTAGGAAGACAATTTAGACCAGAAGCAGAAAGATCTAGAAGCATTCATCCATCAATTTCAAAACTTATGGGTTTGCCAGTAACACAATCAGCATCACAGCCTAGACTTAGAAACCCAGTAACTGGAAGATTTGCAAGAACTACTGGAATTGGAATGATGGCTAGACAGGTTGGTGGCATAGCTGGTATGCAATCTGGTGGTCCATGGGTTCCTGGAAAGGGAACTGGAGACAGAGTTCCTGCTTTATTAGAGCCAGGAGAGTTTGTAGTAAATAAGAAGGCTGCTAAACAATATGGTGGAATGTTAGAAGACATAAACTTTAACCAAGCACCAAGATTCCAAGAAGGTGGCAGTCCTGATGAAGTAAGACAAAGTTCAGGATTCTCAAAAAATCAAAGAATATCTGCAGGTACGGGTGCAGTTGGTATGATGGCTAGTTTTATGCCAATGCTTGCTCCAACAAATGAAGGTCTTGCAAAGTTTTCTAATAATCTTGCTGCAGCATCCTTTACGATATCAGCACTATCTGGTGTAGTGGATATGTTCGGTAAAAAATTAAATGCACAATCATTGTCAGGAGTGCTTGAACGTGGTGCTGGTAAAAGAGCTAGTGGCTTAGAAGCCATTAAGGGAACTGGTGCAGCTGGTAAAACTTCTGGAGTTCTTGGTCGTGGTGCTCAAATGGCAGGTGGTGCAGGTAGACTTGCAATGGGTGCCTTAATGTCTGGACCTGGACTAATTGCAGTTGCAGCAATTGCACTTGGAGCAGCAGCATGGATGAAATACAAAAAAGAAGTTGAAGAAGCAAGAAAATCAGCAGAACAAGCATTCTCTGTTGGTGCCAAGACAGCACAAGCCTATGGCTATGAGCTAACTAAAATTAATGATAAAATTAAAGAAAATGCACAGCTTACAAAAGACCTAGGAATTGGCTTTACTGAAACAAAATCAACAGTAGTTTCTGAAGAAAAGAAAGCTGCTATTAAAGAAGATAACTCAGCTTTAATTGCAAATCTTCAAGAAAAAACAGAAGGAATAAGCCCATATCTTAGTGATGAAGAAAATAAGAAAAATATAGATAACGTAAAGGGTCAATTAATTACTAAGTATGCCACTTTAAGACAACAGGGTGTAAGCGTTGAAGATGCAAATGAAATCATTACAACAATTGCAAGAGAAGGTGGAGATGATATATTAAGTGTTCTTAGTGACATGAGACCTCAGCTTGAACAAATGAACAGTGACAATATTAATGAAGTTTTTAAAGCTGCTCAAGATGCACAGCTAAAAGCATTAACCTCACAAAAAGATTTTGGTGTATTTGATGCAGGAGCAAAGGAAGCATTTAAAGAGTCGATGGCTGGATCATTAGATGTTATTCAGTTTGCTCCCCCAGAAGATCAGTTAGACGCATTAAATAATTTAATTAATAATATGAGCAACTTTAATGCTGATCAGGTTACTTTAGGTGCAGAGGCATTAAAAGAAGCAGCAGCTGCAGCCTATGGAACTCAAAGTGGAATGGGTTCCACCCTAGAACAACTATTTGGTACTACAACAGAAGATGGATACACAAAAACTGAAGACCAACAACAACAAGACCTAGTTCTTGGAACAAGAATTATGAATGCAGAACAGCAAGGAATTATTAATGAGTCTCAGCAAAGAATTATCAGTGTTGCTCTTGCAGAAGGAGACATAGAAAAAGTCAATTCAATTCTTGATGAGGTCGAAAGAAATAGAGATGTTAAAATAAATATTGATATTCAAAATAAAGAAGCAGCTGAAGCTGCCCTTAAAGATCTTGATAAGCAAATAACAGCACAACAAGCAAAATTTGATCAAGAGATAATTGCTAATGAAAATGCAACAGAAGCTGAAAATAAAAGATATGAAAATGCTCAAAAAGCACATGAAAAATTTATTAAGCAAAAGCAAGATGAAATTGAAGAAATTAATAAGAGTGCTGATGCTTATATTAAGGCACTTCAGGATGAACAAAGAGCAGATGATTTTGCAAATCAACAAAGAGATACCGCAGTTGGTGGCTTAAAGTCACTTGCAAGTGGAGACGTATTTGGATTTGTTCAGGCACAAGAAAACATGGCTGGAGCAGCACAACAATTTGGTTTTGAATCTGAAATAAAAGCTATTGATGATAGAAGACAAGCAGCAGTAGATGCAAAACAAGAAGAAATAAAGAAAGAACAAGAACTAGCTGCAACAGAAGATGAGCGTCATCAAAATAGACTGGAAGCAATTCAAGCCCAAAGAGATGCTCTTGTAGCAGCAAATGCTGTAGAAATGAAATCTTTACAGGATCAGCAAGGTGCTTGGAGCTCATTAAGCACAATGTCTGGTGGAGCATTTGACTCAATGATGGGTGGGTATAGCAAAGCAGCAACAGAAGCTGGAAAAGTTGTAGCCGTTCAAATTGCAATTGCTGAATTAGCAAAGGGTAAAACTATTGAAGAAGCAATAGCAGCTGGTCAGGCATACATGAAGCAGACCTATGGAGTTCAAAACTCAAATGGTGGTGAAGGATCTTCTGCCTATACTACAACAGGAACAACTGCAGGAAACTCTGGATCAGGATCAAATGGTCCTACATCTGGTGGAGAATCAAAGGGAGGCTACGCATCGGGGGGATACATTTCAGGTGCAGGTGGACCAAAGGCTGATTTAATCCCTGCTCGCTTATCTAATGGAGAATATGTTGTGCAAGCATCTGCAGTAGATGAGTATGGCGTAGGCATGATGGATGCTATTAACGAGCAAAAGTTTGCTGATGGTGGAATTGTAAAACCAATTAGTTATGGAGCAAACAAGGGATATCCTTACGGAGACAACGGACACCTTGGAACAGACTTTAGCGGTCCAACAGGAGCATCTGTTGTTGCAGCACACAGTGGAAATGTTGAATCTCAAACTATTAAAATGGATCCAAATGGAATAAACTCAGCATCAAACCCAATGGCTGGAAGAAATTATGGTGACGGTTTAGCCAGCTACGGAAGATTATTAACAATTACTGGAAATGGATGGAAAACAAAATATGCCCACCTTGGAAAAGTATTAAAAACTGGAAATGTATCTCAAGGAGAAGTTGTTGCCCTTTCTGGAAATTCAGGAAACTCAACGGGACCACACCTTCACTTTGAAGTTTTTAAGGGTGGAAGAAGAATGAACCCTCTGGCTGCCATTAGCGGAAACTACAATGGTCCAACTGGAACACAAGAAATCTCACAATCAGATACACAACTTGAAGCATCTGTTGCTCAAATCGCAACAGCAATGGGAACTACTGAAGCTACATACAATAAGGTTATTAAGGATGGAGTTGCATCCTTAGTTGGTCGCAGGTTCGGTGGATCAATGACAATGAATAAACCTTACATGGTTGGTGAAAATGGTCCTGAAATCGTGATGCCTTATGGTTCAGGTGGTAAAGTTGTTCCAATTAAATATAATGTTCCAGCAATGGCTAGTGGTGGTATAATGAATGGTAGCATGGTATCAAGTTCACCACAGATTAATGTTACTGTAAATGGTGTTAATGATCCTAAACAGGCAGCAGATAGAGCAGCTCAATTAATTAATTCAGAAATGAATAGAAGAAAGTTTAGCAGGAGCATAGGGTAATGGCAACATATAGTTCATTAAATAAAGTTTGGAGAAGACCCTCTCTAATTGTTTTTTCTACTGTAGAGCCAGAAGAAGGCATTGGCATAAATGCAAATAAGTGGGACTTCAAAGGTGGAACTACTTTATATTTAACAGATGACAATAGAGCTCCTTTGCAAATTAACCCAGAAAGAATTGAATATAAAAGAAGAATGATTGATGGCACCATGCGTTCATACCATGTTGCAGATAAGAAAACATTCTCCACATCTTGGTCGGATATTCCATCAAGAAAATTAAATGGTTCAGAATCACTAACCTCAGACACATTTGGTGCAGGTCTGGACATTAAAAATTGGCATGAAACAAATACTGGAGATTTCTGGATGTTGCTTGTATATGATACAGATGCATCAGACAATGTAGATGTTTCCGCAGAAATGTATCATGTATTTTTCCAGTCTTTTGATTATTCCGTGTCTAGAAGAGGGCACTACAACGATCTTTGGAATGTAAATATTTCTTTGGTGGAGGTCTAGTGAAAACCACAGGAAATAGTTCTGTAGATTTATTATTTGATACAGAGGCATCTCTTAAATCATCTCATGTTGTAGTTGCTGAGTTCAATATGAATTCATACTATGAGATTGCAAAGCTTGGATGCTACACTGGTGCACCCTCAGCTGTTCCACAAACTTACACGGCAAGTGGATGGGATAATGGAAATGATAAAAATGCATTTGGTTCGGATGACATAGGTAACATCTATACTGATAATGATGATAGATTAAAGGTAAGCCCATTAAGAGAATGCTTTAAACCAAATAGACCAGATGCTGGTCTTATTCACGGAGTAGCAATTAATGGATATAAAGACAGCACACCTGGAAGAATTATATCTAATAGCAATTATACTAAACAGGCAAATTTTTCTAATTCAGAAACTAGGCTATACCCAGTATCTGCAGACTCATCCTTTAAGTATTGGAATTCTTATAGAAGTTTAGATAATGCCAATGTTGGCTTATCTAACTCTTCTTTAAACATATCAAATGCTAATCCTTTTGTTGTTTACTCAAATAGCTTTAAAGCTAACAAGATAACAATTAAAACTCAAAAAGATAAAGGATATCCAAATAAATTTAAGATTCAATATCTAAATACAAGTAATAACTGGGTAACAGCAATTGATAGATCCTCATCTGCAACCACTGCTGGAATTAATGGAAAAATTGAGATATCTTATAATGGAACAAGTTGGTATTTTGTAAGCTCATCAAGTTCTCAGTCTTATTTAGATCAGTTTTCTGAAAATACAACACAGGCTGTAACAATGAAGGGTGTAAGGATTCTTGTTTATGGAATGTCAAGACAGTATATCCCACTAGAACTTATTGAAATTTCACCAAGGTTAGTTGTAAATATGACAAACCATGTTATGTCTTTTTCAATAAGTTCAAGCATTGGAGATAGTCAGTATGGATTACCTTTAGGATCACTTGTAAGCTCTAATGGAAGCATGGTCTTATCAAATGAAACTAGAATATTTGATAAGATGAATCCAGATTCTATTTTTACATATGTAAAAGATTCTAGTGTGGCAAATTATGAATTAGAGACAATGCTAAGGGCAAATGTTAAGTTTGTATTTTATCAAATACTTATAAATGATTTAAATGAATATGCTGTTCCAATTAAAACTATGTATTCAACCCAATGGTCCCAGGCTTCAGAATTTACTACATCAGTTAACCTAGAAGACTATATTAAATTCTTTAGAGAGACTCAGGCACCAAACTTACTTATTGGATATAAGAATCCACTAAAGTCATCTCTAGCTATTAGAATGTTGCTAGATAACATTGGATATAATAAGTTTTCTTTTGAAACAAAAGATGGTATTGATCCAGAAATGAATTTCTTTTATTCCTCAAATGATTTTACAGTTGCAGAAGCACTTAATGATATTGCAACTTCGGTACAACTATCAATGTTCATGGATGCAGATAATAACTTTGTGGTTATGACAAAAGATAGAATATCTTCTAGAACTGCATTTGATATAAACTCTGCAGAAATACGAGGAAAGAATTACTGGTTTATTGGAAATCAACCAGTTTCTAGTGATGCTGAATATTCTTATATTGATGGTAAGTTTTCTAACATTGAATCAATTAGTGAAACATCTATTCCTCCAGTTACTGATGGTACTATTCAGTACAAAATTATTAATATTAAAAAGGAGCCAACAGCACTTGCAGAAGAATTTGATCCAGTAAAAAGACAAGAACTTATTGATAGGGCATCTACCAGCCCAACTACAGTTTTAACAGAGCTTTCCTATGTACCAGGAATACTTTGGGAAGCAACTCAATCAGATAGTTCTCAATCAGTTTTAATTTCAGCAATCTTAGAAAAAAGTATGTCAAAAGACGGTAGACCATTAAAAGCACTATCTGGAAAAACAATACCTGCCATAAATGAAGAAGATGCCATAAGAAAAGCTTTTGGTACCATATATCAAAATCCTGGATATACAGATGACGATCTTTTAATTAACATTGATAACGACTCAGCATATCTATTTTTACAGTCAAATAAATATGAAGGATATGTTTATATTAATAATGAAGTTATTAAATATAATGGAATCCTGGTTAGTGTTACAGAGCCTGCAAAATCATATTCTAGATTTATTTTTAATCAAGATGAACTTGAATCCCTTAGAGGAACTATCCCTAGTGGATCAAAAGTATTGCCAAAAGCCTTAATTGTTTATATGAACTTTAAGTTTGTTGGAAAGCCAACTCTTTCAGATAGTAGTTTTAGATATACTATTCAAAGCGATGGAAGAGCTCAAAATGGCACTAGTGCTCAAAAACATGTTGCAAGGTCTTCATCAGACTTTAACGATGACTGGAAACATATGTCAACAATTATTGCTGATAAAAAATTAGATGGATTAGGAAATAGAGAAGCTTCCTTATCTTACACACTTAATGGAAATCAATCAGGATATGCTAGACTTTCAGGACCATCAAGTTTAAAGAAAGAAAATCAAAAACCAGGTGCAGCAGTAAAGAACTTACAAATAGATGACTATGGTCAAAGATTCATTCATGGATATTCAAATAATCTAGAGGCTATCCCAGAAGCAGTTGGAACAAGAATGAGACTTGTAATGACTGACGGTGATCCTAAAAAGGATACCTCTTCTCACATTGCAGGAATAGCAATGCATTTAACAGACTCTGGAATAGTTGGCGATGGCAAATATATGAGTGGATATTTTCTTGAAGTTGCTCCATCAAGAGACGGAGAGGCAACTGGAAATATAAGGCTTTATAGAATGACAACCACATCTAATACAACTGAATGTTTTGTTTTAGGAACCGCTAGAGCTAATATAAGTACAACCAATTTTATTGGAAGTATATCTGAAAATTCAAAGTCCTTAAAGGATGGAGTTACTGCCACAATTTTTGAATTAGATTTAAAGTGTAAAGTAGTAAATAAAAAGGGTTCTAAGTTTGATTTAGAGTTTAGTGTATATTGGCAAGGTGAAAGATTATTTAAAATCATTGATAAAAACGCATCAAGATTGCCAAGAACAAATAGAATTGGAATGTTTGTTAGAGATGATAGCCAAGCAATATATGACCACATCTATGCTTATTCTGATGCAGAAAATAAAATTACATCATCTTTTGAAGACTCACTGGGATATCGTCAGATGAGTGTGGGTAAAGCAGTAAAGATGGCTGCTATAGGATCACAGAATAATAAAAAAGTTTACTTTGAAGACTTTGCTACGATGGCTAGAGAAATTAAAAAGTTTGATGTTAAGTTTGATTCACCAACATTTACTTCATCTATGATAGATTTTTCATCAGTAAGTTCAGACTACCTTGTTAAAAACTATTATCCAAATGCCTTTGGTGCTAAGTTCTGGGTATACAATACATCAAACTCTACAATAACTCTTGGAGAAGATTCTCTGACACCACTATTTATTAGTGGCATTAAATTAGATTATATTGCAGACGGAGAAATAAGTCTAAAGAAATATATTGAAGATCTTGAAGATAATAACGAATACGATATCTTACAAAATAGGTTATATCAAAACAAACAAATGTATGGTGATGTTTCTGTAGGTATTGCATCTGAGTATATTGCAACAGAAAGACAGGCAGAAAAAATGATGCAATGGATTGTTAAGAATGCATCTCAAGAAAGAAAAGAATTAAATATTTCAGCCTTTTGTAATCCCCTACTAGAACTAGGTGACAAGGTAGGAGTATTTTACTCAGACGCAGGTTACTCAGTAGATGATATTGGAAACAAGACATATGTTGTTGCTGAAATTAACAGGGAAGTAAACGAAGCTGGTCCAACAACTTCTATAGTTATTAGGGAGTGTCCATAATGGCATCTAAATACTTTACATCAAGAGCTAAAGCTTCAAAGAAAATAACTCCTGCAGGATCAAGCAAGGTTTTTAATGATCCAAATGTTGATGAAAAATACAAAGAAGTTATTAATCAATTTCAAATGTCTCTTATAAAAAGCGGTGAAGGGTTATTAAATACATTTACTGCTAGTACTGTAAACTCTATTCCAGAATCAATTATTCCAGCGAATGATAGTATTACTAGGCTAAATGATAGAACTATACCACAGGCATTTGCAGCAGCAACTGCACAGGTTAGTATAACTAAAAACCAGTACCTTGAAAAAATAAATACAATTGTAAGGTCTATAGAATCATTGGTAAAGTTTGGTAAAAGTAATAAGTCTTCCCTGATTAACTATTTTGGTAAGATAGATACAGCTTCGGGAACCTTTTACCCAACAATTATAAAATATGATGCTGAGGGTAATCCTGTGTACGATATGAGGGTATCTATTGGCAATACCATAGGTGAAATAGAAGCTGAAGTTAGGACAGAACATGTATCCTAATAAGGTGGTAAAATAGTATATTATGAGAGGTTTTTATAGAATTTATAAGGGAGACACTCTTGTATGTGAACAAGATAATGCTTTGACAGTAGTTGGAAGATCCCTTATCCTTAAAAGTTTGCTAGGTCTTATTCCTTCAGTGGGAGGATCTATTGCTATTGGAGTTGACAGTCAAGCAAATCCAGCACTAAATGCCAATAAGTTAATTGACCTAAATACAATGGGGTTCTCAATTGGTCAATCCCCAGTACAGCTTGCAACATTAAATAGAACAGATAATGTTGATGCTTTAATTTTTAAAACAACAATTAATGATCCGTTAAAATACACAATCTATGAGGTTGGTCTTTATCCAGAAGCTATCCAAAATCAGATTATTCAATTTTCAGATTTACTTTTATTTAATGGAGAAAGCGATGATGGCTGGACGGAGGGAGTAGAAGAACTATCATCAAAAACAACTGGATCAAGAATGATTTCAGAAAACATTGCCAATGGCACATACAGAATTGGAAACGAAGCAGTATACATAGATGCTGGATCAACAGTCTTTAGTACCGTATTTTCTAAAAACTTTACAGATTTTAGTGATAAAGATTTACTTAAACTAGCAGTTGACCCAACAGGTACAAGTGGAACTTTATTAATTAAGTTTGAAACAAATGATACAAACTTTTACTCAAAAACTTTTACAATATCCTCTGGAGGGTATCAGATATTAAACTGTGCAAAAGATGAAATTCTAGCAACTGGAGCACCTTCATGGGCAAACATAAATAAAATATCAATTACAATGACATCAACTGGATTAGTTCTTGATGGAATTAAATTTGATGATACAGATAACGTAGATGTAAACTACGGATTAATTTCTAGAACAGCACTTGCAACACCTATCCAAAAATCAGCAGGAGAACCTATTACAATTGAGTATTACTTAGTTTTAGGATTTAATGAATAATGGATATTACAGTACCAAACTTAAAACCAGGAAAGCATAGAGTTCTTTTAAAGTACTCTGATCCATTTTCTGTAACAGATTCTTCGTTTAGTAGAGCCTTGTTTATTGAAACTCCAAAAGCTCCACCACTTATTTCAAATCCAGAATTTGCACCCACAGTAACAAAAAGAGTGGTAAAAAAACAAATAACAAGAACTTATACAGACACTGTTAGATATAGACAAAGATCAAAAAATGTAGTAACCCTATGGACCACAGCAAGCCATGGTCTTAAAAAGGGAAATAGGATATTGTTAAATGGTATGACAGTTGCAAATTTAAACGCAACTCATACGGTTACAACTGTTCCAAATTCAAAAATGATAAAGTTTAATAGAAAAGGATCAAATTTTGCTAAGACCACAGACGCTGGAACAATATCTTTATCTGAAACGGTAAGCGTTCCAGACTATTTTATAATTAAAACATATCTTCCAACAAATCTTAGAAACAGTTTAGAATGGACAACAACACTAAGAGATGTAGTTTTCTTTTTGTGGGAAGAAGAAGAAAATCCTGGAGAGCTTTATTATCTAGATTCAGATATATCAAATGGAGGAACAGCATTCACTACCACCCCACCAGCATACCCTTCAGGACTTACTAGAAAAAGAGCAAATGCTGAAACTAGAATTGAGTCTGGAAATTATAAGTTTAGATATGTTATAGTTAGATACTATAAAAATTCTTCAGGATCCTGGATTGGATACTTTCCAATGCTTTTAGGAGACTCTGTTAGGGCATCGTCAATTGATGATATTATAGTATCAGCAGCAGGAGCAGCATAATGACTAATCAAACACAGGACTCTTTAAGTTCTCCACAGTCTAGCTATCTAGAAGCAATTTTTGATCCCTTTGATGGTTCCTCTAAATTGCTTTCAACAATTTCTTCTGCAAACTTTAATGGAGCAATTCCAGACTTAGTTGTACAATATCCAGATGCTGTAACAGATGATTTGATTCCAGGAAGATTCTTTTTAATATCAGATACTTATTATTTAATTACTAGAGTTGATGAAAACATTGATCCAACAACAACAGATACCATATCTTACAACGTCTGGTATACAGCAGGTGGAGTAGAAAGATACAAAACAATATTAAATGGTGTAAAGATATTTACAGATGGTACAGAGCTTCAAATAAGAAAAGATGACTGGAGTAATAAATCTATAGGTGATTCAGGTTGGACAATTACTACAGAAGGAAATTCAGTATTTTCTAATGTTGCAGTAAGAGGAACAATTGAAGCAACAGATGGATATTTTGACGGGTTCCTAGTAATTGGAGATCCATTAGATCCAGATTCTCCAGGGTCTATGAAAATTGGAACAAATGTAAATAGCACCAATGATGGTATATATATAAATGAGCATAATTACTGGTATGATTCTGGACTATTTAAAATTGGAAATGCTACAAAAAATGTTACCTGGAATAACACAAACCTAGCCGTCACTGGTGATATAAATGCAACAGGTGGAATTTTTACAGGAAAAGTAAGAATTGGAGACATGTTCCTTGGTGTAGATGCTTCCCCATCTTTAGAAGATGGAATTTATATTGATGCAACAAACTACTGGTATGATGATGGAAACTTCTCGCTTGGAACTGGAACAAATACTATCTCATTTAATGGTTCAAATATTGTTGTTGGAACGGGTGTACAGATTGCTGGTGAAATTAGTGCTAACTCTCTACTTCTTACCAGTGGTGCATTTAGCATGTCTATTAAAGCAAACCATAATCCAATTTCTTCTTCACAAAGAACTATAACAAAAGTTATACTATCAGGAACTTCTCCTCAGTTAGCAGAAATTACTACGTCAACTTCACATCCTTTTGTTGCAGGAGATTTTATTTACTTATCGGGGTTAAGCAATAGTGGTGGTGGATTAGGATCTTTAAATAAAGTTTTCCAAGTAGCTTCTGTTAGCTCTAATATAATTAATGTTAATGCTAGTAGTTCTACAAAATCTATAAATGTAAATGCAGATAATTCAGATACCACACTAGCTGTAGTATCCTCTACTGGAGTATATGCAGGAATGTCAGTGTCAGGCACAGGAATTCCGTCAAATACAACTGTAGTTAGTGCAACTGCAACAGTAATAACAATTTCAAATGCAACCACACAAGCACTATCTGATGTATCTATTACGTTTAGTCCAATTAATGGAACATATGACTCTACCGATGCTGGATGGAGTAATGGTATTACAGAATATTCTTATGATGGTATTTATGTAAATCAACACAACTATTGGTATAGTAATGGATTATTTGGAATTGGGGACGGTACAAAAGGTCTAACTTGGAATGGCTCAGCACTAAATGTAACTGGTGTAATTAATGCTTCCGCAGGTGGAAGCATAGCAGGTTGGTCAATTGGCTCAGATGAAATATTTAAAGGCAGCGGATCTTCTAAGATTGCATTAAACGCAGGTACAACGCCAAAGATATATATTGGATCTGGTGTACACTCATCAGCAGGTACAGGATTTTATGTTGATTCAACAGGTAAGTTTTCATTATCAGATCAGCTTACCTTTTCCCCAGATGTAGATACCCCAGAAGTAATAACAACAGGAACATTTACTTCAGGAAATAATACCATAACAGTTTCCAGTGCTACTGGAATTGTAAAGGGAATGCTTGTTATCGGAACTGGTATTGCATCAAACTCTACAGTAACAAATATTTCAGGAACAACCATAACTGTTACAAATAATCACACTGCAAATGGATCAGGAGTAAGTTTAACATTTAGCCTTGCAGATTTTTCAGAGCTTCAAGTTCAAGGAAGAATTAAAGGTGTCCTTGAATCAACAACATCTATTTCTACCCCAAGACTTCAAACAACCGCAACTTCAGTAGTAATTTCAGGAACAGCAGGAAATCAAATAGCAACAATTACTACAACAGGACACGCATTTATAGCTGGAGAAAAAGTATTAATTGAAAACCTTCCAGCAACTAATGGATTAAATAATCTTAATAGAGAATTTGCTATTGACACTCTTGCAGATAGCGTAACATTTACTATAAAACTGTCTGGAGTTTCAGGGGTAACAAACTCAACAAATAATAGTCTTACAGGAACAGTTACGCTAAGAGAGTTAACATTAGGTCTTCATCCTGCACAAGGAACAGGATCATATTCTCATTCAAATGGAACTGGAATTAGACTTGATAAATTTAATTGGTGGTTTACAAATAATCAATTTAGAGTAGGATCAGTGGATTCTTATATTAAATGGACAACTGAACCAGAGCCACTACTTGATGTAGTAGGTCAAATTAGAGCCACATCAGGATATATTGGTGGAACAGATAGTGGATGGGAAATTTCAAGTGGACTAATTAAATCAATTGCAAATCAAGACAATAAAAATATTCATTTATCTGATGGAGCAACAGATGAAAATAACCCAAAGATATTTATTGGACCAACTGAAACCGCCAGCTGGAATGGTGCTGACACCCCATTTTATGTAGACTCTCAAGGATATTTCTCGGTTGGAGATAGAGACTCTTCTTTAACTTATCAGCCAGATATTGGAATTGGCGGTAAGGGAACCGTTACCGTAACTGGAACAATCCAAGCTCTTCAAGGATCTATTGGAAGTAGAGATAAAGGATGGAAATTTGATGCTGCTGGAATTTTACAAACTGGATCTGGAGAAGGAAGATTAGCCTTAGCTTCATCTGCAGCAGAATTTACTGGTGGACTTGCAACAATTAATATTGAAAGAATTCTTCTTGATGATGAATTTGAAGATTATGAAGAAAATTTTGCTTCTATATATGTTACGGTAGCAACATCAGGATTCTCTTCAGAAATGCAAGCACAATTACCAGATATTTTGTATGGAAAAATTATGAAATTTGATTTCCAGGGGATTAGTACAAATAATCTAACAACAGTTTTTGATGGAAAAAGTATTTCGATTACTGATGTACTTGATAGAAAAAGAGTTTTTTTTGTAAAAGAAATAGATAATTATGATCCAGATGGTGGTTTTCCAGAGATAAGTTCACCACAGGCTGCTACAGATATTTATCCTGTATACGGTTCTGCAACAACAACTCAGCTATCACTATATTTTACAGAAATTTTTACAGATGATGAGTTTACGTCATCCACAGGAGGACTAGCTGTAGGAAATACTTTAGTTCTTGAATCAGATGTTCTACCTGGAGTGGCTGCTGGAAACTATGTAATTGCAGCTATTGGAACACAAGATTTAGACGAAGGAACAATTTTATATGGAGAAGCTGATGGATATAATGCCAGGTTTGGAAAACTTACTTTAACAAGAAGCGGATCTGCAATATCTTTACAAGAATCATCTGGAGGAGGTCTTAGTTTATTAGACACCGCTGGATACTATACATTAGTATTTTATCCAGAAGATTCTGGTATTGTTGTACATGATACAGGTTCAGAGGGATTTTATTCATATACCACAACAAAACCTAAGTTATCATTTTATGATGAACTAGTAACATCTCCCTTGGCTGATGGATTCTATTATATGTGGGCAGGTGATGATGACGCAGACCTAGCTCCATTTACAATAAAAAAGTCTACCGCCACTGGATTGAATAGCCTTACTATTGAAAATAGAGCTCTGGGTCAATCTTTTGTAAGTCAGTCAGTTGAATCAACATTTGCACCATTTACAGCAAAAGCCACTGGAATATCAGGATCATCTTTTGTGCCATTAATTAAGTCAAGAGTTCAAGGAGCTGCAAAAACAAGAATATCTGTTTTAGGTCAAATTCATAATACTGATAATACAATTCATACCGTACTTCATAATTTAAATAGCGATGGAACAGAAGATCAAAAATTCTATTTTAGAAATGATGGAGTTCTTCTAGCCCCAGAATTTTCTGGTAAGGGTGCTGTACCAATTGGATCTATTGTTATGTGGTACACAGCAACCCCACCAGCTGGGTGGCTATTATGTAATGGTCAGGCAGTTAGCTCAACACTATATCCACAGCTTCGTGCAATAATGACTACTACTCCAAATCTAACAGGAAGATTCCCACTTGGCGTAAGTGGAACAACCTATCCTTTGGGAGACGTTGGTGGTGCTGCATCAGCAACATATACAACAGTAACTGCACATACGCACACAATGGCATCAGATGCCACTGCTGCTACAAACAATGCAAATGTAATCGGAGGTATATCTGGAAGCGTTACAGAAGGAACAGTTGGTACAAATAATCATACTCACTCTGTAACAGGTACCTCCTCAGCCGCAGGAAATGCTGAAGCTGGATCAAGAGGAATTAGTGGAACAACTATTTTAACTCCTACCGTTAACCACACCCACGGAGATGGAACGTATGTAGCAAATGCTGGAAATGGACACTCTCACACACTTAACGCATTTAATCATAATTTCTCTATAACAGACAGATCAATTATTGGTAATGCAGGAGCAAATACAGCAGCAACAGCTTCGGTTGCAACGATACCACCATATCTTGCTGTATACTTTATTATATATGCAGGATAGGAGGAAAAATGAATAAAGAAGAAAAACTATTATTTCTAAATAAACAGTTAAAATTTAATAACTCAGAAAAAGAAACATACTATGGTATTTTTAATTATTTTGAAGGTGTTCCACACGAAGACATTCCATGGTTTTATCTTGACTTTAACCAAGTAAAGGATGAAATAATTGAATCTTTAGAGTCAAAAGAAATTTGGTTAAAAGAAAAAATTCAAGAAATAGAAGCAGAATAAAAGGTTGCAGAAACACTTTATAAATGCTATAATGTACAAGAGACAAAGGAGACAATAATGTCAAAAACACTAGAACTAGTAGTACAAGAACTGCAAAGCAGAATTGGACAAATGACTAGTAACTATGAAACACAAATGGCTGTGCTTAAGGCACAAGCAACAGAGGCACTTGAGGCAAAGGATGCAGAAATTGCAAGTCTCAAGGAATCTAAAGGAGAATAATTTTAATGGCAGCACAACTAAGTGACGGACAGCCAATTACTTTTGAGTGGCTTAATAGTCTTGTGTCTGAAATTAATACATTGCAATCACAACTTGCAGCCAATACTAAAGCAGATGCAGAAAATAGAGCAAGACCAATTACCTATGCTGGAGACGCAATTGCTTCTGCAGGTAAGATTAAAGTTATTGCTGATCAGCAAAAAATTGGTGATGCTAGAAAGTCTAAAGCAGCATTTAATGCATACGTTGACTTCCCTGGAAATGGATTTAAAGATGCAAGTGTAATTGTTGTTGCTACCGCAGATATGCGTAAGAATAAAACATCAGCAGAACAGCTTGCTGTATCAGTAGCCAATGTTACAAAAGATGGATTTACTTGCACAGTTACTCCAATTGATGGCGAATCATTAAAAGCAGGACAGGATGTAATTATTAATTACATTGCGGTGGGGGATGCTCCATAAAATACTAAACGGATATGTTTTGGTAAAAGAGACAAAGCATCCAAAAGCCTTTCATGGAGGCTGGTATTTTGAGCACGTCATAAATATAGAAAAAGAACTTGGAAGATACTTAAAAGAGTATGAATCAGTTCACCACATAAATGAAATAAAAACAGATAACAGAATAGATAATCTTTTTGTTTGCCACAGGCAAGAGCATGACAAAGCCCACGGAATGAAGAATGTATCTCTTTATAGAGTGCATGAAACATGGGTAGGAAAACAATGTGAATCTTGTGGCAAAACATTTTATGGTACTCCTAGTATTATGAAGAAAAGAAAAAGATGTAATTCTATGTGTAAAAGTAAAAAAACTATTGATAAAATTTGTTTGCACTGTTACACTAGTTACACTATACCTGCAACTGCAGATAAGCACTACAAGTATTGCTCTAAGGTTTGTCGCCTTAGAGCCAAAGCTGCGTAAACAGAAAGGTTTACAATGACAAACGATTTAAAGTGGATGATATCATCCGATCAGCAATTCCCTTATCAAGACGATAAGATGATTGAACTATGGTTTAAAGTAATGAGATGGTTTAAGCCAGATGTTATTGACTACTTAGGTGATACTGACGATCAGGCTTGCTATAGCAAGTACACAGAAGGTCGCTCAGCAGAGTTTTTAAAGATGCACAAAGATAACAATGGTGATGCTATTGTTCCTCTTATGAAGCATGAAGCAAAACTAGCAAGGGATTTTTATACTAAGACTCGTAAAGTTGCTAAGAATGCACAACTGTTTTCCGCACTTGGAAATCACGATATTCGTGTGTTTGATTATGTAGATGCAAAGTTACCAGATTACATTGAGGTTACTACTCCAGAAAGTTTGTGGAACTTAGACAGCCTTGGTTATGATTATATTTATTACAACCAGCCACCTGCACATCGCTTTGGAGATATTCACGTTCATCATGGCAATGCTATCTCTCAAAATGCAGGTGAGTCTGTTCGTAAAGACGTAGATAACTTTGGCGTATCACTTATTCGTGGTCACTCACATCGTGCAGGTGTATACTTTAATACTTATGAGCTTAGAAATGGTGGTAAGGGTGAGACCTTACGAGGATATGAAATTGGTCATATGTGTGATGAAAAGTCTACAGGAATGATGTATACAAATAATCACAATTGGCAAAAAGCATTTGCTATTGCTCACATTGAAAATGGTAATTATCCACACATTCAACTAGTTCATGTATCACCAGATTACTCTTGTATTGTTGATGGAAAGATGTTTAAAGTATAACTTTACGCTATAATTTAACAATGTGGTGTAAGAAGTGTAATGGAAGAGTTTTAGTTGATAGAGTTTTTAGCTCTGAAACTCATATAGAGTTATACTGTTTTACTTGTGGCAAGAGATGGATATTTAATCATCCACAAAATAGAGGAAGTTTTGCGTTATGGATATGGAAAATGGAAAGACAGGTACTAAAGCTTTCAGCAATGGGCAGCTGGTCAAGAAAAACAACAATCTAATATTTTTCCTTAATGGAGAACTACATAGAGTTGTTAGGACAAATGCCTCTGGAAATGTCTGTCATGCATTTAACTATCATCAAAATAAAGTAGTTAAGTATACATACTATGACTACAAAAAGTTTAGAAAGCCAGCATTTAGAATAAGCGAGGTTTCTAAAATTCTAAGAAGGCATGAAGATAGAATAAGAATTGCTATCTGGAACCTGGATGTATCAAAGCCTTATATGGTTGAGTATAAAAATAGAAGTGGAGTATACTATTTTTCAGAAGAAAACATTTATGAACTTAGAGACTACTTTGCAAATGTTCATCGTGGTAGACCAAGAAATGATGGCATAGTGGTATCTAAAAATGTACCAACGATATCTGAGATAGATGCAGTCCTTGGTAAAAAGCCTATGCTATATATGAGAACGAAAGAAGGAAATTTTGTTCCAGTTTGGAGTGCTGAAGAATATGAGTAAGCATAAAAAGAAAAGTAAAGACAAAGAAGAAGTGTTGACAATAACACAGGAGTATGCAATAATTAATGCAGCGAGCTCTTTGCTTTACGCTGAAGAACTAGCAAGAATAAATGCAGACACTAAAATGCTTTTATCAATATCAGATAGATGGCTTAGTATCTCTAAGGTTCTAGTTCTTGAAGAAGAGTTTTCTAAAAATAAAACATTTGGTTTTATTGGAGTCGAAGAAGAAAGTGAAGTAAATGGAGAAATCAGTACAGAAAGATCTAACAAGAGTAAAGGTAGATCTAAAGTTCGTAAAAAATCTAGGTAACTATGAAAGTATCCATATTGATATTGGCGTAGATGATTTTGTTCGTGACATTGATGCCAACACAGATGCTGCAGTAGATCGCATTTATGAATTTGTTTCATCAAAGTTAGTAGAAAAAGTTCAAGAGATTGAAAAGGATCTTGGTAAGTGACTAAAGAATCAGTAGGTGCTGCATTTGGGATCCTTGCCCACTATGAAAAATGCTATGAGAAAAAGTATGGCAAGAAGCCTTTACTGAATAAGTATAAAGAAAAATGGGGAGCCATCTCACTCCTAGATGACTATGGCAAAGAAAAAGTAATTATAGGTGTTGAGTACTACTTTAAGTTAAATAAAGACGGTCATCCTCTTGGGTGGCTGTTTAATAACTTTGACATAGTGTATAATTCTTATGAATCAAACATTAGAGATGAACAATTAAGAGCAGAGCGTAGAGCACAAACAGCAAGGTTAAAGCAGGAGTATTTAAATGGGAATGCGTGAAGAAGTAGAAGTTATTTCTGCTGTATGTAAGAATAAAGACATACATGTTCTATATGAAAACAATGTAGACTCAATGCTTAAAAGCTGTGCAGATGTGTGGTACTTTGTTAAAGAGTACTACAATGAAACCAAGCAGATTCCAGATAAAGATTTACTTGCAACTAGATTCCGTGACTTTGAACCAGTTGACTCTGGACCAACAATTTATCACGTTAATAGATTAAAGGAAACATTCCTTGATGACTCACTAAGAAGTGCTGTTAAAAAGGCTGCTCAATTGCTTCAAGACAATCAATCTTCAAACGCATTAAGTTCACTTAATTCTGACATCTCTTCAATATCTAGATTAACTGCAAAAGTTAGAGACATTGATGTAACAGATGTTGAGGATGCACTTGCACATTTTGAAAAGACTCGTCAGGCAGCAAAGAATGGTGACGTTGGTATTAAGACTGGTATTGCAGCATTTGATATTTGTTTGCCCATGGGTATCTCTAAGGGTCAGTTAGGTATTCTATTAGCATATCCTGCTATTGGTAAGTCATGGATGGCTATGTATCTTGCTGTAAAGGCTTGGGAGAATGGTCGTGTTCCAATGATCCTATCTCTTGAAATGACAGAGCAAGAAGTTCGTAATCGTATTTATACAATTGCAGGTGATGGAAAGTTTTCTCATCGTGCAATTAGTGCAGGTCGTATTGATGAATCAGAGTTTAAAGATTGGGCTGAAAAGAATGTTGCTGGTAAACAGCCATTTAAGATTATTTCAAATGACGGTGGCAGTGAAGTAACACCAAATGTTATTCGTGCAAAAATTGATCAATATAAGCCAGATATTGTATTCATTGACTATTTACAGTTGATGCAAGATAACGCAGGTACTGGTCAGAATGAGACTGTTAAGATTAAGAATCTCTCTAGAGAACTTAAACTTTTAGCCATATCTGAACAAGTACCTATTGTTGCAATCGCCTCAGCGACCCCTGACGATGCCTCAGACCTTGAATCTGTGCCACAGCTAGGTCAGGTAGCATGGTCACGCCAAATTGCCTACGATGCTGACTGGGTGCTTGCTATGGGTCGTAAACAGAACTCTGATGCATTGGAGTGTGCCTTTAGAAAGAATCGTCACGGATTTTTGGGTGACTTTATTATGTTTGCTGATTTTGATAAAGGAAAGTTTGAAGAAATAGAAGATCCTTCTGATAGCTTTTAGTACAATATAATGGATGTATGGAGTTTGCAGGACACAGGAAAATTAAAGACTTTTCAATAGATGGTCAAATCTATGATGATGCCGATTTCCCAAGACTGCGTGAACAATATATGGTTATTGTTGAGGAATATATGAGAATAAAAGGTTATGTTCCTCACCTTGATTTAGATCCAATTTTTAGTACAAGTTACACTGGACATTCTTACGAATTTAAGATAACATGGTATGGTATATATCTAGGAAAGGTAAAAGCTAAATGCTACAGAGGAGTAAGTGGAAACAGCCTAGTTCCAATGAGTCATACGACCCAGATCAAATCAGAGAAGTCCTCAAAGTCTGTGGAGTCGAAATAGGTTCAGAGTTAGACTCTGACTATCTTGTATTCTGCCCATTTCACTATAACAAAAATACCCCTGCTTGTGAAGTAAGTAAAGAAAAAGGTTTGTTTGTTTGCTTCTCCTGCGGAGAGCGTGGTAACTTATTAGATTTAGTTATGCGAACAACTAATAGAAACTACTTTGAAGCCAGTAGAATAATTTCATCTTCAGAAAAAAGCATTGACTTTTCTTCAGTTATTGAAAAAGATATCCAGGTGAAAGAAGAGTTTGAGGAGTTTGATTCAGCAACTGTAAACAGGCTACATAACTCTTTGATGCAAAACGAAAGAGCCCTAGCATACTTTAATGGTAGAAATATTCTTTCAGATGCAATAAAACATTTTAAGCTTGGGTACTCAGAAAAGCAAGACATGGTTACGGTTCCTGTTTACTCACACACAAACATATGCGTTGGATTTGTGGGACGTTCGGTAGAAGGAAAGTCGTTCAAGAACTCAACTGGTCTACCAAGGAACAAGGTACTCTTTAATCTAAACAATTGCAAGTTTAAAGACATAGTTATTGTAGAGTCTTCTTTTGATGCAATTCGTTTGTGGCAATTAAATATTCCTGCGGTAGCAACCCTTGGTGCCAACCTTGGAAAGAATCAAATAAAACTTTTAAATAAGTATGCTGTTAGAGTTATCCTTGCTATGGATCAGGATGAAGCAGGAATGAAACTAATGCAAAATCTAAATAACAACCTAACTGTTCCAGTGTTGTCAATGGACTTCCCAGATGGAGTAAAAGACATTGGAGATATGAAAGATGATCAAATCTTATCTTCATATAAACAAATAAAGTCACTTGACTTAGCATTATCAATCTGATACAATGTTTAGACAGGTTCACTTATCGAACCAACTATTAAGGAGAAATATATTATGGCAAGTATTACAGGTTTAGCAAATATTAAAAACCTAATTGATCGTCCAAGGACCGAAAGTGGTCCAAAGGCTCGCTGGCTTAAGCTAGAAGATGGACAGAGCGTAAAGATTCGTTTTATGAACGAAGTTGATGCAGACTCAAAAAATTACAATACAGAACGTGGTCTTGCAATCGTTGTAGCAGAACACACAAATCCAAAAGACTATCGCCGTAAGGCAGTATGTTCAATGGACGAGGAAGGTCGTTGCTACGGTTGTGAGATGAATCGCCGTGATCCAAAGGCAGGATGGAAGGCTCGTCTTCGCTACTACACAAACGTGCTAGTAGACGAGGGTACAGATGAACCATACGTTGCTATTTGGTCGCAAGGTGTTGGTCCAAAGTCCCCAACAACAACGACAATCGTTGAGTATGCTGGAGATACAGGTTCAATTACAAATGTAATCTGGCGATTAAAGCGAACAGGAACTGGAACTCAAACCAGTTACTCCCTATTCCCACTAACTACAGATGAATCACCTTTTGATTTTAAGGGTCTTGACCTTTACAATCTTGATGAGACTGCTGTACGTCAAGTAAAGTATTCAGACCAGGAAGCTTTCTTTATGGGTCTTGATGCAGACGTAACTGCAAGTGCATCGGTTGACTGGTAAAAGTTAGTTGACAAGCGTGAGGGTGATGGGCTATAATAGCTTATCACCCTCACTTATTATTATCGGAGAAAAATGTATCACAATCACCATTCGCACTCATACTATAGTTTGCTAGATGGATTCTCCTCACCAGAAGAGCTTCTGAAACGTGCAGAAGAGGTGGGGATGACAGCACTATCACTTACAGATCATGGAACACTTAGTGGTCATAGAGATTTTCTTATTGCAGCAAAAGACACGAAAGTAAAACCAATACTTGGCTTAGAAGCATACTTTACACCTGACCGTCTTGATAAAAGAGCTAGGAAAGATCGTGGTGCAGATGATCAAATTTACAATCACTTAATTGTTTTAGCAAAGAATGAAAACGGATTACAAAACCTATCTAAACTATCAGAGATCGGGTGGAATGAAGGCTTCTTTTCCAAGCCTCGTATTGACTTTGATGTATTAGAAAAGCATTCGTCAGACTTAGTAATCGTATCTGGCTGCATGAATGGAATTATTGCTAAGGCTATTCAAAATGGTAACTTAGAAATGGCTAAGAAGCACACAGCATGGTTTAAGGAAGTGTTTGGAGATAACTTCTACATGGAACTACAACCACATAATCCTGCAGAACTTAACCATCAAATGCTAGAACTAGCAGACTCAATGAATATTAAAAGCACTGTTACCCTTGATTGTCATTATGCATCTCCAGAAGATCGTGTGGCAGAAGAAATTATGCTTATTCTTGGAACACATCCAAACATTCGTAAAGAAGCAAAGTTTGAGGATAGTCGTAAGATTAAAGATATTATTGAACGTCTTGATTACTTATATGGTGATCGATTTATGTCTTTCAAAGACTTAGAAATTTTTCTTATGGGTCACAAGGATGTTAAAGACCTTATGCTTGACCAAGGTATTGATCGTGATGATTTATATGAAAACTCAGTTGAGATTTCTGATAAGATTGGCTCTTATGACTTTAAAGAAAACCTTGACTTACTTCCTGCAGAATATAAAGATCCAGACTACGAGCTTGAGCAATTAGCATTAACAGGTCTTGCTAAGCGTGGGTTTGCAGACAATGAAGAATATGTAGCAAGACTAAATGAAGAGTTAGATATCATTAAGTCTAAAAACTTTTCATCTTACTTTATTGTTGTAGGCAATATGATTAACTGGTCAAAGGATAATAACATCCTTGTTGGTCCTGGTCGTGGTTCTGCTGCAGGTTCACTTGTCTGCTATGCTCTAGGAATTACCGAAGTAGATCCAATTAAGTATGGATTGCTATTCTTCCGATTTATTAATCCAGAACGCAATGACTTTCCCGATATTGATACAGACTATGAAGATCGTAAACGTGGTCAAGTAAAAGAATATCTTTCAGATCAATATACTCATGTTGCATCTATTGCTACATTCTTAACATTTAAAGATAAGGGTGTTGTTCGTGACGTTGCTAGAGCTTTCCACGTTCCACTTCCAGAAGTTAATAAAGCACTTAAGGGTGTTGAAACTTGGGATGAGTTTATGACAGCATCAACCTGTAAAGAGTTCCGTGATAAATATCCAGAGGTCGTAAAGTATGCTGAGAGGCTTCGTGGACGTATTCGTGGAACTGGAATGCACGCTGCTGGTATTGTTGCATCTAAAGATGAGATCTGGCGTTATGCTCCTATGGAGACTCGTAAGGACACACAATCAGATGAAAGAGTTCAGGTGGTTGCTGTTGATATGGAACAGGCTGCAGATATTGGTTTGATTAAGATTGATGCACTTGGTCTTAAGACTCTTACAGTAATTCACGATACATTAGATATTATTGTAGAGCGTAAAAAGAAAAAAATAAACCTTCGTGAAATTCCACTAGACGATAAAGAAGTTTATGCAGACTTAACGGCAGGGTTTACAAAGGGTGTTTTCCAAGCAGAAGCAGTTCCATATACTAACCTTTTAATTAAGATGGGTGTATATAACTTTGATGAACTTGCTGCATCTAACGCACTTGTAAGACCAGGTGCTATGAATACTATTGGTGCAGAATACATTAAGCGTAAAAAGGGTAAGGCTCCAGTAAACTATGTTCATGAGATTGTAAAGGAATTTACAAAAGATACCTACGGATGTATTCTATATCAGGAGCAGGTAATGCTTGCCTGTGTGCATCTTGGGGGTATGTCTATGGCAGAAGCAGATAAAGTCCGTAAAATTATTGGTAAGAAAAAAGATGCTAGAGAATTTGATCAGTATAAAGAGCAGTTTGTTACAGGTGCTTCTAAGCATATTGAAAAGAAACAAGCAGAAAAATTATGGCATGACTTTGAAGCTCACGCAGGTTACTCATTTAATAAATCTCATGCTGTTGCCTATTCCATGCTGTCTTACTGGACTGCTTGGTTAAAGAAGTATTACCCACATGAGTTTATGTATTCTTTGTTAAAGAATGAAAAAGATAAGGATACTCGTACAGACTACCTGATTGAAGCAAAGCGTATGGGTATATCTATTCGTCTTCCACACATCAATGAATCTGATATTGACTTTGCCCTTGACGGTGATGCAATTAGATTTGGTCTAGGTAATATTAAGTTTATTTCCGAAAACATTGGAAGTAAGATTATTGCTGAAAGACCATTCAGTAGCTATCAGCAGTTTAAAGAATTTGCAACTGCAAAAGGCTCTGGAGTAAATAACAGAGCGGTTGAATCCTTAAACAAGGTTGGTGCAGCAGCATTTACTGATAACCCAAGAATCGGAGATGAAAAAGATAACTACTATGAGTATCTTAACATTCCTGAATTCACTAGTGATATTCCAAGATGGATTGAAGCATATTCAAGACCACTTGAAGAATATTCAGAAGAGGGTTCCTTCCTTGTTGTCGCTATGGTAAAATCTATTAAGCGTGGAGACGGCTGGAGCAGAATTGAAATTGTTGACAAGACAGGATCAGTTGGAATCTTTGATAGATCAGATACTGTAATCGAGCCAGGAAAGATTTACATATTCTTGGTAGCAGATAACAGAATTGGTGCATATGCAACAGCAGATAATATGAAAGATATTAATGATCCTTTCATTAAGTACATTCAGGCAAAGACAATGACACTTGCTGACAATGAAATGTATACCATTAGTTTTATTCCTCGCAAAACTAAAACAGGACAGAAAATGGCTAACGCAGTTTTGGCAGATAAAGATAAAGAGTTATACTCTTTAGTTATCTTCCCTAATATGTATGCTACGTCTTTGATTAACATGAAGCCAGGAACACACTGTAAGCCAGTCTTACAGACAACATCATCAGGAAGCGTAACAGTAAAGGAGTTTGAACGATGAACTTAGATAATTTAGCAAAAGAAATTCATAGAAATGCAACAGAAAAAGGTTTTTGGGATTATATGTACTCAAACGCTGAACCAGTAGGTGAAACATTTATCTTCTTTGGTAAGCAGTTAGCAATGATTCACTCAGAGGTTACAGAGGTTCTTGAAGCCCTTCGTAAGCAAAAAGGTAAGGGTGAGGTCGTAGAAGAGCTTGCTGATATCTTAATCCGTGTACTTGATCTTTATGAGGGATTAAGAATGTATGGAGAAGTAGAAGACTCACTAGAAGATACCTTAATGAAAAAGATTAATATCAATACAGAACGCCCAAAAATGCATGGCGTACTGGGATGATATAATAGACAGATGAAAATAAGAGGATATCTTTTAGAAGGAGTAAACGAAGAACTGTTACTTGTAATTAGAGGATATAATGAAGAGCAAATGTATTCTATTATTAAAAAATTAGAATCAATGCGTGATCAAGAAGTAAAAGAATTAGCGGAAGTATTGGAGAATCATTTTAATGACCGAATTAGCAATGGAAGAAATCCTGTCAAAGCTAGACCCCAAAACAAGAAAAAGGGTACAAGCAGCAACAGAAGTAGAAACAGAAAAACAAGCAACACCAAGCCTCAGTCTTAATGTTGGACTAAAGGGTGGCTTTGGATACGGTAGACAAATCCTTGTATGGGGAAATAAGTCTGCAGGTAAATCATCATTTTGTTTGCAGATGATTGGTGAAGCACAAAAAGAAGGAAAGATGTGTGCCTGGATTGATTCAGAAGCATCTTATTCTCCAGAGTGGGCTGAAAAGCTAGGAGTAGACTCAAGCAAATTAATTTATTCTTCTGCTAAAACAATCAATGACATGGTAGATGTAGCAGTAGACCTCATGAAGGCTGGAGTAGATTTAATTGTTGTTGATTCAATCTCTGCACTTCTTCCTGCTATTTACTTTGAAAAAGATGGTAACGAACTAAAAGATCTTCAAGACACCAAGCAGATTGGTGCTGAAGCAAAAGACATGACACATGCAGTAAAGATGCTTAACTATGTAAATGAAAATACTTTGCTAGTTTTAATTTCACAACAGAGAAACAGTTTTGGTGGAATGCACGCTACTCATATCCCAACTGGAGGTATGGCTGTTAAGTTCTTCTCTAGCACAATTGTAAAGTTATGGTCATCAGAATCTGAAGCAAGTTCTATCAAGGACAAGGTCTCTGTTGGAGACAGACTAATTGAACAGCGTGTAGGTCGTCCAGTAAACTGGACAATTGATTACAATAAAACAGGACCACAGTTCATTAGTGGATCATATGACTTCTATTTCCAGGGAGACCATGTTGGAGTTGATAAGGTTGCAGACCTCGTTGATACAGCAGAACTCATGGGAATTATTGAGCGTGGTGGAGCATGGTATACAGTTCTAGATCAAAGACTTCAGGGTCGTGCAAAGGTAGTAGAATATGTTAGAGAAAACCAAGAAGTATTTGATACCTTAGAATCTCAGGTGTATTCAAAGCTATGAGTATAAATCCAAATGATTTTGTTAAATTAAAAAACAATGAAGAGCAAGAAGGTCTTAAGGTTACAGGAACATTTGTATGCCAAAACTGTATGGAATCAATTGGGTTTGCTATTTTAGATGAAGACTCTATGATTTTAAAGTATACTTGTGCAGCAGGTCACGATAATGAGGCAACACTTTGAGTGAAGCAGCAGAACTAAAAAGAATTGGTGCCAAGCCACATAAAAACTCTGGTCGTGGTCAGTACTATAAGGGTGACGGCAATACAGATGAGTTTATTGTAGATGTAAAAGAAGCAGGTAAAAGTTTTACTATCAATCAAGATGTGTGGGCTAAGATTGTCACAGACACATTGAGAACGGATAAAAACAAATATCCTGCCCTATTACTAGCTATTGGAGAAACACAAAAGATAAGATTAGCAGTCATTGAATGGGCTGCACTAGAAGATTTAATGGAGAGAGCAAATGGAATCAACACTTGATTATATTAACCAAGTAACAGAATTTAACGACATTCATGAGTTTATGAATGATCCAGAACTTGATGAGGCAATGGCAATCATTGTTAAAATTATGATGAAGCCTGACATTCCATCTGTTCAAGCAGTAGCACTAATTGGAAAACTACAAGCAATGAGTGTTAAGTTTGCTGTACTTGCAACATACTACACAACAGTAGCAAAAGGTCCATCTGGAAGTATTAATAACACAAAGAAGAACGTCTACTATACAATGAAAGATAGTCTTGATAAAATGGTAGATGCATTAAAGTATGTAGCAAGATATAACTTAGGAGCATGATATGGCTAAAAACTTAATAAAGACACTAACAACAAAACCAAGAGATACAAAGGTTGATGCCAAAAAGCTTCGTCTTGCAATCGGTAAGGCTTATCTACAAGGTAAGAATGGTACAGAGTTTAAGAAAAAGAAAACCTTCTCTCCATCTACAGTTGGCTATGGTTACGGAACCTGTGCAAGATACTGGAGCCTAGCCTTTACTGGAACAGAGTTTAAGGATAGTTTTAACGCTCAGGGAATGGCTGCAATGAATGCAGGTACACAGGCTCATGAGCGTATTCAGGGTGCAATGGAAAAGGCTGGTCTTGTAAAAGAACTAGAGCGTGAGATCAAGTCAGTTAACCCACCTATTCGTGGCTTCGCAGATATCATTATGGAAATTGACGGAGAAGAGGTTGTTGGAGAAATTAAAACCATTAAAGCAGAAGGATTTGATATTCGTAAAGATACCTCAACTGGAGCAGATAGCCACGTTGTACAACTTTTAATTTATATGAAAGTGTTAGGACTTGATGAAGGATTCTTCTTATATGAGAATAAGAACTCTCATGAGCTTGCAGTTGTTCCTATTGTCATGTCAGAAGAAAATAAAGTCTATGCAGATTACATCTTTGACTGGATGAAAGAAGTATATCAGGCGTGGATAGATGGTAAAAACATTAAAAGACCATTTAAGGAAAACGCTTTCCCATGTACATATTGCCCAATCAAAGAATCTTGCTGGTCAAAGCCAGATGGTAGGACTAAGATTGACTCTCTGAAAGTACGCAGTCAATGATCAAAGCCTGTATTGAATGTGGAAATGATTTTGAGTTTAGGACTCATAATCAAAAATACTGCTCGCAAACATGCTGCAGAGTTTCTACAAACAAAAGAATTATGGAAAAGTATTATGCAAAGAAAGAAAGACTTGCAGGAAAGGTAAGGCTATGTTCTTGCGGATCTCCTTTAAGTATGCATAATCCAGATTCTACATGTGCAATGTGTCAAAATAAAAAGAAAAAGGAAAAAGCAAATCATGCAAAGGAGGCAATTCAAAATGCAATTATCAAAACTTCTAAAACAAAAAGCAGATAGAGTATTAGGAATAGATGCCTCTACTGCATCTGTTGCGTTTTGTTTATTTGAGGATGGCACACCAGTGCTAATGGGTAAGCTTCCAATTTTAGGCTCAGACATATATGATAAAATTAAGGATGCTAACAACAAGGCTAAGGCAATTGCAAAACTTTGTAATCCAGATTATGTTGCGGTTGAATCAGCAATTATGGTTAAGTCACCAGATGCTGGGATTAAGATTGCTATGGTAGTTGGTGCTATCTTGTCAGTTATCTTAAAGCCAGAAACTAATGTAGTAACAGTTGCTCCAATTTCCTGGCAGTCTTATATTGGAAACAATAATTTCACAAAGGCACAAAAGCTTGAGATTCAAAATCAATTTCCAGGTAAATCAGTAACATGGTACAAGTCTAAAATTAGAGAAATTAGAAAACAAAAGACTATGGATTTCTTCAATGATAAGTTTGGTACATCAATCTCAGACAATGATGTTGGCGATGCAGTAGGAATAGCCTATTACGCATATAAAACGCTTACGGAGCGTGTATGAAGCTCTACAAGTCAAAGGTGTGGCTATCTAAGAGGTACTTAACAGATAAGAAGACCATCGAAGAGATAGCAAAAGAATGTGATACAAGTCATCAGACCATATACAGGCATCTGGTAGACTTTGGATTAATTAGGGATCAGAGGACATGGAAGAAAAGATAAAGTTAAATCTTACGGGAGTTAATCTTCATAAAGGTTTTAGTAAGCAGGATATGGGATACCCAACTGCTGCTGCAAATATGGCTCAGGGCTTTGTTGATAATGGTTTTCATTTATCTAACTTTGATCTAAACTCTAAAGTTAATCTTTCATTTGCTACCCCACATCAACACATTATGTTTTCAGGAGCATATAATATTTCTTATTCCTCTCATGAGACAACAGAGATATCTGACTACTGGGCAGAGTGCTTAAACAAAGCAGATGAGGTATGGGCTGCATCAACATGGACAGCAGATGTTTTTAGAAAGAAAGTTGATAAGCCAATCAATGTTTACCCACACGGAGTATCTGGAAAGTTTGTTCCTGCAAAAAGAAAGTTAAGAGAAGATAAGTTTTTCTTCCTGCATACTGGAGAGCCATATGTTCGTAAAGGTGGTCAGGTAGCAGTTGAAGCTTTCCTAGAAGAGTTTGCAGATAACGAAGATGTAATTATGATTATTAAAGCATATGATCGTGGTCATACAATCCTAGTTGATGATGGTACAGGTAAAAAGGTTGCACCAGAAGTTGCATACAAGAATGTTAAAACAATAAAACAGTCTTTAGGTTTTAATGATTACTTAAAGATGCTACATAATACTCACTGCTTAGTATACCCTTCTTGGGGGGAGGGTTTTGGTATGATGCCACTTGAAGCAATGGCAACGGGACTTCCAACAATTACAACTTGGGAATGGGCAGAATATAAAGATTTTATATCTCATAAGATTGAAAGTGATTTAGTAGATGTGCCAGATGGTCTTCCAGATTACCTACAAGATACCTATTTAGGACAAATATACCTTCCAAAAATTGATTCAGTAAGATATAATATGCGAGAGGTATATAATAATAGAGAACAAGAATTCCAGGATTCTTTTAATAAGTCAATTGATATTCATAAAGAATGGAACTGGGAAGATGTTACGGCTAGACACGCTGTACCTAGAATTAAAGAAATATATGGAGATTTAAATGCACGAATATAAGAATGATAAGTTTCACATTGAAGTTGATCAGGTAAACCACCCAATGCACTACACATCAGACCCCTCTGGTGTTGAATGCATTCAGATTACTCGTCACAGAAATTTTAACATTGGTAATGCCTTCAAGTATCTTTGGAGAGCTGGAATTAAAGATGATAAAAGACAAATTGAAGATTTGCAAAAAGCAATATTTTACATTAATGATGAAATAAATAGATTGGAAGGTAAATAAAATTCCTACTTATGAATATACCTGCATTAAGTGTGATAAGTCAATTGAAATGTCTGGAGTTAATGTAGATGATAGAGACCATCAAGTTTGTAATGAATGTGGAGATATCTTAAAGCGTAGTTGGACTCTGGGTAACGTATCTGTTTGGGCTCCAACTGCTGGTGGATTCCGTTAAAATGGCAAAGAAAAGAGTTCAGATGAACTACAACCCTAACTGGGAGGTATCATTTGAATATCAATACGGCAAAGAACTTATTACTCCAGGAACATTAGTTAAAATAAAGAGTGTTCGTGGACAATTTAAGTTTGAAAAGCATGTAAAAAACATTGAATCAGGCAAGGAATGGATTGACGTAATTGGTCAAACTGGCTATAGATCCTTTTATTTGCACGACTTTAAGGGTATAATTAAACCTAAGAAGAAAAGAGTAAAGAAGAATGTCTGAAATTGAACTAGCAAATCGCTGGGAAAACATTAATAAGGTTGCGGAAGAGTTTTTAAGGGGTAATACAAACCCTACAACTATTTCTAAAGCAACAGGCTTTAAGAGGGCTGAAGTTATTGAATACCTTGACGAATGGCGTATGGTTATTCGTAGCGATAGGCAAGTTCAGGTTCGTGCTCGTGAGGCACTAGCAGGTGCAGACCAACATTACTCGATGCTTATTAAAGAGGCGTGGGAAGTTATTGAAGAAGCTAAAAGACAAGGACAGCTTCCGCAACAAACTGCAGCACTAAAACTTGTTGCAGATGTTCAACAAAAACAAATAGATATGCTTCAAAAAGCAGGTATGCTTGATAACAATGAGATGGCTGAAAAGATTGTTGAGACAGAAGAAAAGCAACAGATGCTTGTTGAGATTATTCGTGATGTAGTTTCTGGTTGTGAAAGATGTAAGCCAATTGTATTTGGAAAGCTTAGCAAAGTAACAGGTCAAGCAGAGGAGATCTAATGTTTGAAGATATTATTGGTCTTCTTGGCGGTGATGAGTTTGAAGAAAATCCAGTTGAACTTGAAGAGTTTGTTACATCAGAAGATTATCTAGGTCTTCCTCCACTATCAAAATATCAGTACGATGCTATTAAAGCAATGAGTCAAATTTATAAAAAAGAAACTTTGATAAATCTTTATGGAGAAAGAACTGGATTAGACAGGTGGAATCAAACCTGCAACGAAGTAATCTTACAACTTGGCAAGGGTTCAGGAAAAGATTATATGTCAACCATTTCTGTAAGCTATATGGTTTATTTATTGTTGTGTCTAAAAGACCCTGCAAAGTATTATGGAAAGCCTCCAGGTGACTCTATTGATATTCTTAATATTGCTATTAACTCTGAACAGGCTAAGAATGTTTTCTTTAAAGGTTTTAAAACAAGATTGGATAAGTCACCTTGGTTCCAGGGTAGGTATACTCCTACTGCAGGTTCTGTAACTTTTGACAAAGGTATTACTTGTCACTCAGGTCACTCTGAAAGAGAATCATGGGAAGGATACAACGTACTATGTGTAATTCTTGATGAGATCTCAGGCTTTGCAACAGAATCAACATCTGGACATGATCAAGCAAAAACAGCTTCTGCAATCTATGAGATGTATCGTGCATCCGTAGATTCTCGTTTCCCTGACTTTGGAAAAGTAGTATTGCTTTCCTTCCCTCGTTATAAAAATGATTATATTCAAACTAGATATGATGCTGTAATTGCAGACAAAGATGTAAAGATTAAAGACTACACATTTAAGCTTGACGAAACAGTAGAAGACAACGTAACGTCAAATGAATTTACAGTTGAATGGGAAGAAGATCATATCAATGCATACAAGTTTCCTAAAGTTTTTGCATTACGCAGACCAACTTGGGAAATCAATCCTACAAGAAGTATTGATGATTTTAAAATTGCATTTTACACAAATCCAATTGATGCTCTTTCTCGTTTTGCCTGTATGCCACCAGACGCTGTTGATGCTTTCTTCCGTTCAAGAGAAAAGATTGAAACTTGTTTTAGTGGTACAAATGGTGTAGATGCCTCTGGAAGATTCTTTGAATCATTTAAGCCACAAGAAGATAAAGAATATTATATTCACGTTGACCTTGCACAAAAGCATGACCACTGTGCGGTAGCCCTTGCACACGTTGATAAGTGGGTAACAATTAATACTTTTAATGATCATGAAGTAATTAATCCATTTGTTGTTGTTGATGCAGTTAGGTGGTGGACTCCAACAGCAGATAAGACTGTTGAGTTTAAGGATGTAAAGAATTATATTCTTGAACTTAGATCAAGAGGGTTTAGAATTAAGAAGGTTACATTCGATAGATGGAACTCATTTGATATTATGAATGAACTCAAATCTCTTGGAATGAATTCTGAAACTTTGTCTGTAGCCAAAAAGCATTACGAAGATATGCAGATGCTGGTTGCAGAAGAAAGAATCTATGGACCTAGAATTGATTTGCTAGTAGATGAGCTATTGCAATTAAGAATTATTCGTGATAAAGTAGATCACCCAAGAAAAGGATCTAAAGATTTAGCAGATGCTGTCTGCGGTGCTATTTATAATTCAATCTTAAACACTTCTCGTGGAACAAGAGAAATTGAAGTACATACTTTTAGAGACTCAAGAGATACAAGCCACAAAGAAAAAGTGGATACTTTTTATCAGGATCCTAAAAAAAGTGTTAAGGATATGCCAAATGACATATCAGATTTCTTAAGTGGAATTGGTTTTATTTAGTTGTATACTAGTATTATGGAGGTATAATGTTTGATAATTTTGATGAAGAAGAATATGATGAAGAAGAAATGTTTGCCTTCATGATTGAAAACGGATATGTTGAAATTTCTGGAATAGATCCAGATGGGGAGTTTGTCTATAAGATGACCAAAAAAATGGGTGAGCATTTTCCTGAAGTTTTTGAAGAACATTTAGCTATTACTAATGCCCTAGTTTTTGATGTCTGGCAAAAGGGATTGCTTGAGGTTGTAATGAATCCTAACGGTACATGGACCATACAAGAGAATGAAAAAACAAGAAAATTTGCAGATTACGAAAATGATTTAACTAAAGAAGAATGGCTTTTAATGGCTGAAGTCAATGCTATGATTGACGAAAATAGTATATAATATTACTATGGATAACTTAGAAAACTTGCTTACCCCTGACGAAAAGGCTTTACATGATGCCCTCGCTGAAATTGCACAGCAATATGGTAAATTCAACGAAGATGGTTCAGGTATTTGGGCAGGTTACGAACCTGCAGAATCTAATGAAGAAAAAGCAATTGGTGTTAAGTGCTCCAACTGTGCCTTGTATGCTGGTGGAAATGTTTGTGAGATTATTGCATTTGAAGTTGAGCCAGAAGGCAAGTGTAGGTTTGCAGTTATTCCAGATGGCTATGTAGATGTATCTGGTCAAATGGATGATGAAGATAATAATCCAAATGATATGGATGATATGTCTAAGGCAGATATTAATTTAACACCAACAGATGGCATGAGGTCAGCAGCTAGAAGAGCGTTAGAGTGGAAAAAAGAAGGTAAGCGTGGTGGAACAAGAGTTGGTTTAGCCAGAGCAAATCAAATTGTTAATGGAACAGAATTGTCTGAGTCTACTGTTGCTCGTATGTATTCTTTCTTCTCACGTCACGAAGTAGACAAGAAAGCCACTGGATTTAGTTCTGGTGAAGAAGGTTTCCCAAGTCCAGGAAGAGTTGCCTGGGATCTTTGGGGCGGTGACGCTGGATATACTTGGTCAACTGCTAAGTGGAACAGCATTAAAAATAGAAGAGAAAACAAGTCAGATATGAATAAAAGCCTTTGGGCTGGATCTGCATTCGGCATAAATAAATAAAGACATATAGTTTGTATTGACATTTATTATTTTTTAGTGTATTCTATAATCTAATAGAAAAGAGATTGGTATGACAGAAACAAAAGAACGACAACTGCAAATTGCAGACCGTTGTGATAGATGTGCAGCACAAGCCTTTGTTCTAGTTAGAGGCGTTACTGGAGAACTTTATTTCTGCGGTCATCACTTTACAAAAAATGAAAAAGCATTAGTTAAGTTTGCTTTTGAAATTGTTGATAAAAGAGATTTTATTAACGATCACTCAGCGTCTTCTGTTTAAACAAAGGTAGAGTTGGGCAGGTGGTGAGCCCCATTGACTGTAAATCAATCGCTTTCGCTGTGATGGTTCGATTCCATTCTCTACCACGATATAACTAAATATCATTCCCCAATAGCTCAATCGGCAGAGCGGCAAACTGTTAATTTGCATGTTCCTAGTTCAAGTCTAGGTTGGGGAGCAAACCCCAATTAGCTCAGTGGATAGAGCAATAGGTTTCTACCCTACAGGTCAGGAGTTCGAATCTCTTATTGGGGACGTATAAAATGTATAACTAAATAATCAGTCTTTTAACTCTTACTATGCTAGGATAGATATATAGCATTTTAAGGGGAGATAAAAATGAATATTTATAAGGCAATTATTGCTGTTATTACTGCTTTAGCTTTAGCAGTATCAACAGTAATTCCTGCAAACGCAGAAGAATCTATTAGAAAGAAAGCTGAGTTTAGCCAAACTATTAAAAAAGATAGGTGGGTAACTCTTAAATTTAAGGGACAAGATCATATTAAAGGAAATGGAAATAGGTCCTTGTTTTGTTATCAAGCAGCAGTAAAAACAAAAGGTAAAAAGAAGCCTAAGTTTATTAAAATTAGATTAGCTAGAGTAGGATCAAATGGTCTAAATAGCACAGCAACAAATACCTATCCAGTTACAGGTAAACCAAATAAGATATGGGTAAACTCTGGTTGCTGGGCAATTGAAACAAACTCACCAGTTATTGTACAAATTAGAATTACTGGTGGTAGCAATACATATGTTTCAGATATGAGACAGTTTAAAATGTGGACTCCAGGTGCAGATTACCCTGCTGATTTTTCTGACTTTATTCCAGAGGGTACACTCTAGGATATAATGTAGTTGGGAATAAAACCCCTAATTTATTATGAAAAGAGTGATTCGAATGGGTTCACCAATCGTTGGCGGTAAGGTTACAACACCTTACAAGAAGCTTGGTAAAATGTGGTCTAAGGGCTACCATACAGGAGTAGATTATGCTTGCAAAGAAGGAACAAATATTGTTGCTGTTGCAGATGGCAAGATTGAAAATGCATCCTGGGGTGCCAGCTACGGCACACAGTTAGTTCAAAAAGTTGAAGGTGGATGGGTAATCTATGCACACCTTTCAAAGGCTCTAGTTAAGGCTGGGGACAAAGTAACAAAGGGACAGCACATTGGAGAATCTGGTAATACAGGCAACTCCTCTGGTCCTCACTTACACTTTGAAATGAGAGACAACATTAGATGGAGTGCTGGCAAGGATATTGATCCTGCTAAGATTCTTGCATCTTAATCAAACTAAAATAACATTTACCCTTGACTTTTGTTAAGGGTTTTTGTTATAATTGGGTCATGAGCGAATATGTATCTTGGAAAGCTGGCGATCCAAAAATTAAACCAGCACCACAAAAAATACGTCCTAAGACATGGACACAATTAGACTTTGGAGCAGAAGATTCTATTGTTCCAAAGACTACAGGAATTGCAAACTGGGCTTTTTACATTAATGTAGCAGAGCTTGGTGGAGCAGCAAACATGAAGATCCGTTTTACCAGAGATATTGGAACTAAGGAGGCAGACTTTACAGGTCAAAGAATGCTAGATTTAGGACTAGATAATATTCATAGTGGAACATGGTTCTTCAAAGCAAACAAGGGACAGCCAGTTGGTCTTGAAGTTTATCACGCAGGTAAGTCAGACATGACAGTTACTACTCGTGAATTCAAGATGTGGATTCCTTAATAAACGATGTCCTGAGTACAGACATTAAACTACTCACACAAGGGGATGAAAAGTTTCGACTGTATGTGGAAACTTATACACCAGCACAAGAGAGTTACTTGTAAAACTAAATAAATATAAACGGCACAACACAAACTGCCCTCGCTTTAGCTGCATAAACTAAAGCCGTCTGACGACTAGATAGGAACAGAAAGTCGTGTATGAAAGAAAATGTAAGAAAAGGCTAGACAATATTGCTGTGTAAGTGTATAATTGAAAACATATAGGACTGCGGTGCAAATCCGCACATCTCCACAAAGGATTAAAATGTCTAGAGGATTTCAATACGATTTCTTTGCAGAAGAATGGTCACACACCTGTGGTGCTTGTGGAACAGATCTTTATGCACCAACTAGAAAACATCTAGAAGGCAACTTCTGGATCCACACACACTCAAATAACTGTCTTGGAGGATGGTAATGTTTAATGTATATAATGACAAATCAGAAAGAGAACTTAATGTTTGATACAGAAGAAATTTTTTGGACTAGTAACGGAGTCCAAATTAGACCAGAAGAAATGACATATACTCACAGGGCTAATACTATTAATATGATGGTTAAAAAGGTTACTAAAGATCTTTCTACCGCCAAGTTTAAGCCTTCGGGTTTTGCTACACATGAAGAGATTGAACGTATTGCGTTTGAACAACAAACAAAAGATGTAGTAGAGTCTGGTCCAAAAGCTGTTCTTCAATATGTTTTTCAGCACTATCCAGCAATTCGCAGGATGGCAGAATTAAACGGATTGTTGTAAGGGAAAACAATGGCTGATAAGAAAAGTTACTTTATTAAATCAACAGATGAGCTTACAGAAATTTTCGTAAAAGGGTTAAGAACTTATACTAAAAATCGTTTAGGTGAAACTGAAATGCACATGGAAGATTTTGCGGTAGAGGCTGCAAACTTTGCAGAATGTTTTTATGCTACAATGACAGCATTACCAAAGGATTAATATGGAATTTAAAGTAGAACATGAAGTTGATAAGGGTCCAATAGTCCGTTGGATTGCAAATAGGCTTATGAATCTTTCTGGACGTATGGCAAGAATGGCACACCCATATGCAGATATGTATACAGCAGTATGGGATGACTATGAAGATGAAGATAATCTTTCTGTGCCACACAATCAAATGGGACTGTTTGAAGATTTAGAAGTGTTACCACAGTTTGAAAGACTAACAGAGGATTTAATTTAGTGTCAGACAATGAATACTATTACAGAGATCAAATGCGTGAACTACAAAATGTAAATGCTTTTGTAAGAGTAAATACTTTAAGAACTATTTTGAATAAATTAGAATGGATTAAAGAAAATGGTGGATCAATTGATCATGCTATTGAATTTATTAAAACGGAATTAAAATGATGATACAAAAAATTCTAAGATATGCAGAACACTTGGGTTTAGATAAAGAAGAATTATTACAAATGACAATGATAGAAGCAATGTTATTAATTGAAAATACAAAAGATATGTGGAAGGAAGTAAAACAAATTGGGTAAGCATCACGATAAAGTTGCAAGAGCTTTAGAAATTAGAATTAGAAATGTTCCTAATCGAGGTGGATATAATACACCTGGATCAATGAATAAAAAGAAAACTGGATACGCAAAGAATAAATAATAGTTTGACAAGTCAATACTAAACATGTTAGACTAGAATAATGCGATTCAAAACCTTGGTTTTGATTCCCGTTATTGCGGTTCTTGCAACATTTGTTGTATCCCTACCAGTAACCCAGAGTCAAACCAGTGCTAATGAGGCACCGCAGAAAGTAAAGTTAGTTGTAAGAACAACTGACGTAGATGAAACAAGGCAAAATGCAGCATCAAGATCTGCAAAAAGATTTGCCTTCGGAACCCCAGCATATAACAAACAGTTTGCTGCTTATTATATGCAAGATAAATATCGTTGGGGATCAAAAGAACATTCCTGTTTAGTTAAGCTCTGGAACCGTGAAAGCGGTTGGCGTTCAAACGCACATAATAAGAGCTCTGGAGCACATGGAATACCTCAGTCCTTGCCAGGCAAAAAGATGGCATCAATGGGGGCTGACTGGAGAACAAACCCTGAAACACAAATTAAGTGGGGTTTGAAATATATAAAGGGGAGATATAAAACACCATGTAATGCTTTAGGGCATTCTAATAAAAAGGGCTGGTATTAGCCTGTGTCCTGAGCAAAGACATTAAACTGCTCACCATATGGGGTGGTAGCTTAGTTGGTTAAAGCCCCGAACTCATAATTCGGTAATCGTCAGTTCAAGTCTGACTCACCCTACTATTGACAACTTTATATCAATATGATATTATATATTTGTAACTACAATTAAGGAGTAAAATGCATACAGAACACTTAATGGAAGTAATGTTTGGACTAGAGCATGTATTATCAGAATTCTTTTGGAATGCTGTTTTTGCTATATTAGTCTTAACTTTTTCTAAGGCAAGAGCACTAAGAAAGATTCACAAATATATTGATAATGCCCATCAACTAAAACATGAAAAGTACTAATATGATTGAGATTAATTTAACAGAAGCTCAGGCAGAGGCACTACAAAATGCTGTTGATGACCATATGATGCTTTGCTATGAAGTAATTGATCATGATGGTGAAGACCTTCCTGATTACCTTTCTGATGTAGAAATGTATTGTGGATGCCATGTATGTGAAACCCGTGAACATCTGATGGCTACTTTTAATTGGCTTCGTGTCAATAATATTGTAGACATTGCAGTAGTATAATTAAATATTCGCCTCTTTAGCTCAGTGGTAGAGCAACGCTCTTGTAAAGCGTAGGTCATCCGTTCAAATCGGATAAGGGGCTCTAGGTGGCAGGAAGTCGTCCTTAGTGATGGTTGATAGTTACAGTTACGAGTCCAGAGAGACACGTTTGCCAGTGTAGGTAAATAAGGTCTTCCTGTCACCGTCTATTTAAATAGGAGAAAGTATGAATATCGAAGAGTTTAATGAGCTAGTTAAAGAAGGAACTACTATCGTAGACTTCTGGGCTGAATGGTGTGGACCATGTAAGATGGTTTCCCCTGTCCTAGATGAAATTGCAGAAGAGACTGGATCAAAGCTAATTAAGATTGACGTTGATGCAAACCCAGAACTAGCAAAAGAGTTTAGTATTTCTGGAATTCCAGCAATTATGGTGTATAATGATGGTGTAAGAACAAAATCAATTGTAGGTGCAAAGCCAAAACCAGCACTTAAAAAAGTTCTTTTTGATTAGGAGAAATTATGCCAGCCCCGTATAATGTTCGTAGAAATTACAGAGGATGCTCTGGGTATTCAGTAGTTAGTGCAGATGGAAAATCACACGGTTGTATGAAAACAAGACGTATGGCTGTTCGTCAGCAACGAGCTTTATATGCAGCAACAGCAAATAAAAAGAAAGCATCTGAAATTGCAGCAGCAGAAGAGGCAATTATTAAAGAATATCAAGAACAAGTATTAAAGCCCAGCCCCTGGGTAGGATCAGCATTTAGCAAAGCATTTAAAAAGTAGAGGAATTTAATGTTTAGAAATAAAAAGCAAGACAACATGTTAGTAGAAGAATATCAGTATCGTGCAGTTATTACATACTTACCACAAAAACAATCATATAGAGCATCCGTACAACGTAGAATTGGTATCAATGAATGGGTAAAAGTACAATGCGGTCTTAAAGGTGTTAATTTTGCATCTAAAGAACAAGCAGAAGGTGCTGCAAAACATAAAATTAGAGTTCAAAAAAGTCTTGATGATCAAGTAAATAGCCCTATTTCGTATATCATCTATGACGATTAAATGGTAAAATAGGTATTATGGCTTCTAAGCAATTTAAGGTACCAATTAATTTAGTTAATCTAACTTCTGACCCTTCAGGAGGTATAGAGGGTGACATCTATTGGAACTCCGCAGACAATAAGCTTAGAGTATATTATGATGGATCATGGTATGATGTAGCCCCATCTGGCGGTGGTGGAGTAGCATCAGACTCCTTTAAAACTATTGCAGTTACTGGTCAATCTAGTGTTGTAGCAGACTCATCCACAGATACCTTAAACCTAGTTGCAGGTACAAACGTATCTATTACAACAGATGCCACAACTGATTCTATTACAATTAACTCCACTGGAGCATATACATCTGTTGATTCTATTACATATCCAGATTATATTACTTTTGATACCACCCCAGAAACTATTCCAACCGCTACGGGAAGTATTTATTGGGACTCTGGAGATGGTGTTCCAGCAACAATTCTTAGTCCAAATGTAAGTATCGGACTAGGACAAGAACAGGTTGCTCTTGTAAAAAATGCAACTGGAGCCTCTATTGCTAAAGGTAAAGTTGTTTATATTAATGGTGCTCAAGGACAAAGACCAACCATTACGCTTTCTGATGCAGACACAGAAGCAACTTCATCAAAAACTTTTGGACTTACAGCAGAAACAATTGCAGATGAAGCAGAAGGATTTGTTACAACATTTGGTGTTCTTCGTGGAGTAAATACAGACGGTCTTACTGAAGGTGCCCCTCTTTGGCTATCTTCTACTGCAGGTGGTTATACTACAACTATTCCAGCAGAACCAGCACACTCAGTTTTTATTGGTTATGTAGTAAAGGCTCACATATCATCTGGTGAAATTTTTGTTAACATTCAAAACGGTTATGAGCTAAATGAGCTACATGGCGTTGCTATTGAAAACGATGGAGCCTTAACAGATAATGAAGTCCTTGCTTACGATACAGCTTCTGGTTTATGGATTAATCAAACATCTATTGAGGCAGGTCTTATTGACACATCTGCAACAGAGCAAACAAAAACTGGTAATTTAATACTTAGTGGAGATCTTACTGTAGCAAGTGAAATTCTTTCAACAGGACTAAACCTTGTTATATCAAATGACGAAGTAGTTGCACTAAATACAGCAAATAATAATGCAGGAATATCCGAAGATACAGGATTTAGCATTACAACCAATGGCGTAGGCGTTCCAAAGATTTGGTCATTTAATAATAGTGGAAACTTAATTTTTCCAGATGAATCAGTTCAAGCTACTGCGTTCTTGGGAATGTCCTCATACAGTACAACAAACTTATCTGAAGGAACAAATCTTTATTTTACTGATGAAAGAGCACAAGATGCAGTTGGAAACAATCTTGGAACTGGACTATCTTACAATGATAGTACAGGAGCTATCTCTAACTCTGGTGTAACTGGTTTAACTGGAACAGCAAATGAAATTGTTGTAAGTGCCTCAACTGGTAGTGTTACAATTGGAATTCCAGACTCTCCAGTTTTTGTTACTCCAACGATTGGAGTAGCAACAGCAACATCTATTAACGGAACAACCATACCATCTTCCAAGACACTGGTAATAACAGAAGACATTGGATCAAGTGTTCAAGCATATAGTGCAACACTGGCAGGAATAAACACTCTTGGATCAGGAACTGGATTCTTAAAAAATACTGCAGGAACTTGGTCGTATGACAACTCAACATATGCACCCCTAGCCTCACCAACATTCACTGGTACTGTAACAATTCCTGCAGGTGCAGATATTTCAGGATACTTAACAACATCTACTGCTGCTTCTACATATGCAACATCAGCATCTTTGTCTGGATATCAAACGCTAGATGGAGATCTAAGTGCAATTGCAGCTATATCAAGTGGAGTTGGTTTATTAAAAAGAGTATCTCAGGATACTTGGACTATTGATACAAATACATATATTACGGCAAACTCCCCAACTATAAATACATCAATAATTTCAGGAACATCTACATTTAATTTAATAAATTCAACCGCAACTACTGTAAACTTTGCAGGTGCAGCAACAGCACTAACTATTGGTTCAAATGATGCTGCAGCTATACTAACATTAAGAGCTCCAGCAATTGTAGGAACAGCAACTTCTCAAGACTTATTTAATACAGTTGCAACTACTGTTAATCTTGTAGGTGCTGCAACCACACTTGTAGTTGGAGGAACTCCAACTGGGGCTGTTTCAGCAACACTGTTTGGTAATACAACTTCAACTGGAAATACTAAAACTATAAACATCGGTACTGGTGGTGCATCTGGTTCTGTTACAAATATAAATATTGGATCCTCAACTTCAGGAGCAACTGGAACAGTAAGCGTTTATCCAACAACAACATTTAGTGGGATTGTAAATGTACCTTATCCAACAAGTGCTAATCATGCAACAACAAAGTCTTATGTTGATACTGTTGCTGCAGGAATTAACATAAAGACTCAAGTTGTTTATGTATCACAAGCAAATGTGGCAGGTACTTATACCGCAGGAACATCCGATTCATCTGGTGGAACTGGGGTTGGTGCATATATTACATCAAATATAAATGGAGCTTTGATATTAGATGGTCCAGAAGTAGAAATAAATCAAAGAGTTCTTTTAAAGAATCAAACAGAAGAAAGACACAATGGTATATACATTGTAACTGATCCTGGAGATGGAGATAGTCCATATATTCTTACAAGAGCAACAGACTTTAATGGAAATAGTCCAACAAATGGATTAATTAAACCAGGAGACTACATCTTTGTCACATCTGGAACTATATCTGCCAATGACTCTTATGTAGTATCACAAGCAGGAACTTCTACTAGTCCAAATGGAGCAATAAAGATTGGAACGGATGATATTCTACTTGCACAATACTCAGGTGTCCCATCAAATATTAGCACTCTTGGATATGTAACAACAGGAACTTGGGCAGCAACCCCAATTGATAAAGACTTCATTGATACTGAAATAGCAAGAACTAATGATCCAGTATTTACTGGTCATGTTACAGTTCCATCTCCTACTAATGATGCAGATGCAGCAAGTAAAGAATATGTGGATGATTTAATTTTTGCTAGTTTACCCTACCTACCAGACATTATTCCACTAGATGATATGAGATACGAATTTGATGGAATTAATAGTAGATTTATGCCAAAGTTTGAAGGACAAATGGTAAATATTTATAACCCTCTTAGACTATTACTAACAATTAATGGTATAATACAAACAGTGGACTTTCCAGAATATGTCTGGCAATCTATGCTACCAAGAGAAGGTTTCATGGTAGATTCAGACGGATACATTGCATATTCAGAAGTTCCACCACCTGGATCAACATTTGATGCTAGAGTAATGCTAGGTCCAAACGTCAATACAAAAAAGAAAGGATATCCATTCAAAGCAGTGGATATATTATTAGGAGCATAAAAACATGGCTAGAAAAATTTTATTTGAGACAGGTTATACATTTGACCCATCTACACGAACAGTAGTAATTCCAGATCACATTCCAAGGGAGCGTTTGATCCTTATTACAAATGTAACAGATAACCAAGTTATCTATAACTTCTCTGACCCTAGCCTAAAAGCGACATCCTATACAGCACAGATTGATTCTGACAACGTAGCTACAACTACAGTTGTACTTAACTATAATACATCTTCAATGGACTCTACAGATAAGCTTCAAATTACTGTAGACGAATATGCAGAAAGTTTCCAACCAGATGAGTCATTCATGGACCCTGTTGGCAAAATGCGTGTATCTTTACCACAATCTCTTATTGACACAGACTTTGAGTATGGAACTCAGCCTACAAAATGGGAAGTTCTATCACTAACAAATAATAAGCCAAGTTGCTATTATGACATTCAAACACCAGTTGCACAGCCTTCAGGCGGAACAAGAAACTTTGTATCCGTTGCAGGAACGGGATCAACAAGAGTAGTAACAGTTGTTACTAATATTGCACATGGACTTGCTGTTGGGGATAAGTTCTTTATTCAAGATACATTAGATGTAAATGCTGATGGATGGTATTTAGTAGCATCTGTAACAACAACAACCGTATCAAACGATACATTTACCTATATTGCAAGAGCAAATGTTACAAACGGATCAATCCTTGATACTACAAAAACTTTTGCCTATAAAGCATTTAACTATTCAGGTTCTATTATTCCTGTATCTGTATCTTCAGGTGCAGCATTTACAAACTCTGGTATTACAGTAACCTGCACAACAACAAATGCACATGGATTAGGCTGTGGAGATCTAATCTATGTATCTGGAACAACTGCAGCAACTTCTAATCCACCAAATGGTGCATGGGAAGTTAAAACAACTCCAACAACAAATACTTTCACTTTTGATGTAGTAACTGCTCCAGTCGGTGCAATTACTGCAGCAGCTAACTCTCTTACAGGAAGACCAGGAACGCTTTCAATTCACCGTCCATTTGATGGTGGAGTAAGGTTTACAACTGGATCCTCAGCACCTGGTGCAAAGATTGTTCGTCAAACTCGTAGATATTTCCGTTATCAGTCAGGTAAAGGTATCCAGTTCTCTACTGGATCTATGCTAAAGCCTGTTATGGCAGTAGATTTAATTACATCTTCTTCAACTACAGTAACTGTAAAAACAAGATACGAACACTTCCTAGGCATTGGAGCTCAGGTAACAGTATCTGGTGCAGACCAGACAGCATACAATGGAACATTCACCGTAACTGGAATTACAAGTTCTAAAGAATTTACATATACAGCAGGATCTGTTCCATCTGCAACACCTGCAACTGGATTCCCAATTGAAGTTGCCCCAACCGCTTGGTTTGGTGGTCAAACAAGAATTGGTATGTTTGATGAACAGAATGGCTTCTTCTTTGAGTTTGATGGTCAAGATCTATGGGCTGTAAGACGTTCAAGTACAGATCAAATTTCAGGAATTGTTTCTGCAACAAACGGATCTCCAACTATTACAGGAACAGACACAAGATTTGCAGAACAACTTAATCCAGGTGATAAGATTGTTATTCGTGGAGCAACATATGTTGTTCAGTCAATTACAAGTAACACTGAGCTATATGTATTCCCAGAGTACCGTGGACAAAGCATCACCTCTGGTGGAATTGTTAGCAAGGTAGTGGATTACAAGGTAAATCAAGAGGACTGGAATATTGACACAATGGACGGCAATGGTCCATCTGGAGTAACTTTAAATCTTTCTAAAATGCAAATGTTCTATATTGACTATGCCTGGTATGGTGCAGGTGCAATTAGATTTGGATTTAAGGATGAGCGTGGAGAAGTAATTTATTGTCATAGAATGACACATGCAAATGTTAAAACCGAAGCATATATGAGAACTGGTAACTTACCTGCACGTTATGAAGCATCTTCTGATCCTGCAATTACAAAACTTTCTGCAACTCTTTCTAATGTTGCAACCTCAATGAGTGTTGACTCAACTGTAGGGTTCCCAACTTCTGGAACACTTGTTGTTACAAAGGCTGGAAATACAACACAAGAAATTGAGTATGTATCTTATACAGGAAAAACTGCTACAACATTTACAGGTCTTACAAGAGCACTTACAAATGTGGTAGTGAATCCTGTGTCAGGTGCAACTGGCGGTGGAAATGGAACTGCTCAGTCATTTACATATTCTGCTACAGCACCAGTAAAGGTTGAACTATACACAAGACAGTATGCAACAGGAACTAGTCACTGGGGATCCTCTATCATTATGGATGGTAGATATGATGATGACAAGTCATTCATTTTCCAGGGTGGTATGGTAACAACATTAGCTGTTCCAAGACAACCTGCAAATAGATATGCTTTGCTAAGTTTAAGACTTGCTCCATCCGTAGATAACGGAGTTGTTGGTCTATTTGGAGAAAGAGAACTTATTAATAGAATGCAGTTAACTTTAAGACAGATGGATATTCTTGCTCAATCAACAGCATCAACAACAAACAGCCCTGGTGTATATCTTGTTGAGCTAATGCTTAATGGTAGAGTAAATACAGTAACAAATAATAATTGGACAAATGTTGGTGGATCTAGTTTGTCTCAAATTTGTTACCATGCTGCAAGTACAACATTTACGGGTGGAGAACCAATTTTCTCATTCTTTGTAAGTACTGTAACAAACGAAGCTTCTGTTATACAGCAAGACTTGCAGCTAGTTAGAGATCTTGGAAACAGCATTATGGGTGGTGGATTAGTTAATACTTCTCCAATATCAGAAACTAACGTATTCCCAGATGGACCAGATGTTGTTACTGTTACTGTTAGAAACCTTAGCGGTAGTAATGTTTCAAGTTCATCTGTAAATGCCAGACTATCATGGACGGAAGCACAAGCTTAAGGAGGCGTAATAAATGGGGTTAAATAAACTAAACCACATCTATACTACTGAACCTTTGACAGTAGAGTCTTTGCTGGCTACTAATGATATAGATATCTTGGATGGAATTTTATTAGACGGTCAACTCGGTGATCCTAATCAAGTAATTGCCATAAACTCTCAAGGTAATGGAGTTGAATGGGCAACATTAGATGCCCTACCTTCTCAATCAGGAAATTCTGGAAAATACCTCACTACAGATGGTTCTACTGCATCATGGTCAGATCTTCCTACATTAGTATTTAATGCTACTGGAACTGGCTCTGCACAAAATATTGACACTGCTATTGATGAAACGGTTAATGTAGGAGCAGAATATGCAGTTGCAGTTAAAACCGCAACAGGAAGATATGTATCAAAAGTATTATTAATTTGTGATGGAACAAATGCTGTAAAAATTACAGAGTATGGAATTTTAACAATAGGAACTGCTCCATCTGTTACCGTGGCAGCAGGAGGTAGTGCCTCAGCACCCAGACTATCTGTTAATGCTCCATTAAATGCAACAATAACATTAGCTAGAACATTGTTGGAGATCTAATGGCTAATTTAACAATCAAAGAGGGTGTAACACTTTCTGGAATTGATTCACAAACCAGAGAAGTTTTAAATTCATTTGCTCAGATAGGAATGGTATTACCATTTTTAGGTCCAGTTACTCAGAGTTCTGCATCTGGTGTAATAACATCAACAGCACCAGAAGGGTGGCTATTATGCAATGGAAATACTTTTTTAAATACAGTTTATCCTAGACTTGCAGCAGTTCTAGGAACTACAACATTGCCAAATTTAACAACTAGATATGTTGTTGGAACAACTACATCAGGACTTATTTCTAGTGTTTTTGGAAACAATACACATACTCATACTGCCTCATATGGAACACCAACAGTAAGTAGCGTGGCAATGGCTGCACATGAATCGGCATCTGGAACAGTAGGATCTGGAGCTTCTGCAACAAACCATACTCACCCAAATACTATTTCTGCTAATATTGATTATCTTGCTTCAACCTTTGTTAACTATGTCACTGGAAATCAAGCAAATGTTCATTTAAGAACACATACGCACTCACTCAGTGTAGCAGGAACCTCTGGGGCAACAAATGATAATCATGCCCACACGATTACTAGGGCAGCTTCTGGAATTACACAGGGGGCTGCTTCTACTCATACCCATGTTGCAAGCTCTTCAAGTACTATAGGTACTCCATCTAACTCAATACCAACAATCTTTGTTAACTATATAATTAAGGCAGATAACTAATGGTTGACTTTAAATTATCTGCTGACAATGTTGTTGATAAAAATGATAAAATACAAAATTTTCCTATAGGTTCAATTGTTCCATTCTTTAGTTCATCTATTCCAAGTGGGTGGCTCCTATGTAATGGTCAAGCCCTATCCACCACTGGAACCTATAAAGATTTATTTGATGTTATTGGAACCACATATGGATCTGGATCTGGCACCTTTTTGTTGCCAAGCATGAATGATCGTTATCCAGCATCAAGCAATATTGATAATGTAACAAATTACCCAACAAATCATACACATAACGGAAATATGTCTCATGTTGCCACTTCTACTGATCATGCAATAACCCATACACACACAGGAGGAACTACTGGAATTGATGTGGCAGCAGCAACACACAATCATGATACTAATGCTAATAGTGTTAATGGTGGAACAACTCCAGGATCAAACGCAAACTCATTTGCAAATAGAGCAATTAATCCAGGTCCAGCAAATACCTCACCCCAAGCTGCCTGGGTAGGGCACCCCCATAACGCAGGTGGTGGATCAACAGCTTGCACATCAGTAGATTATAATCATAACCATAATGTTATGAATATAGCAGCATCTTTCAATGCTAGTGGCACAGCAGCAGCACATACCATAGGAAGCAATACTTTTAGCTTTACATCAAGCACATATACTCCAGGGGCGGTGAGAGCATACTTTATTATAAAGTTTTAAATTATGTCAACTTTTAAATCAGATAAAATAGATATTGTGTTAGATACATATCAAAACCTTTATGCAGGTATACCAACAGGAGCATTGGTACCTATGGCAGGTCCTGTTTCTTTATACTCAGCTCCTTCAGTACAAAGCTACATAAATCTTGGTCTTCTTCCTTGTAACGGTACTCAATGGAGCATATCAACATATCAAGATCTTTATAACATAATTACACAAAATGGTTCCGTTTTTCCATTTGGAGTAAATACAAATGGATCTGGTGTTGCAGGATCTACACATTTTGTTTTGCCAAATATGTATACTACAAAATACTTTTTGTCTGGAACAGCATCAAATGTTTCAGTATCCAATACAGTTGGACATACACACACACATACTGTTGCTACAAACTTAACAGCAAATGCTACAGCGTGGAATCACTATCATAATTTTTCTGCAAGCTCTAATGCTGTTGCAATGAATGCTCATAATCATAATTATCCTGCAGGAAATGCTTCAAGTGCTGGCAATGGCGGTTCCGTAGTTCAAAAAAATGATGCATCTGGACCAACAGCAGCATCTCCTAGCCATTCACATGGAACATTTAATATGAATGCTACAGTATCGGAAAATCAAAATGCTGGAAATCATTCACATGCTGGAAATACAGCTACCTCTAGTGAAGTAAGTGGTGGATCTCATTCGCATTCTAGTGCAGAAATAACAACTACCCCAACATTTAACAGCAATTCTGTAACCGTATATCCTTCCTTTATAAATATGCTTTACTTTATTAAGTCTTAATGATATAATACTTCTAACAGAAAGAATAGGAAATGTTTAACAAAACAAACAAACAAGTAATAAAATTTAAATCAATAGATGAAAATGTTTTTAATGTTTTTGAGCCACCTGTACCTGCAAAAAAAATAATACCAGAATGGTATAAGAATCAGGACAAGCTAACAACACCAGGACAATTTTCAATTGGAGATAATGGTAATCCAAATCATACTATTAAAGCTTGTATGCCAATTTTTGATGTAATTACTGCTGGATATATTTTTAAGCTTTCAGCTGACATACATTTTACTAACGATCATAATGGAAATATTACATCTCAATGGAGCACAAATCATCTTAGACCTATTGAGTCTCATGCACCCACTCAGTATCAAGAGTATAAAGTTCCAGATGGATATCATAAAACTGCATTTAAATTTATTCAACCTTGGGTTGTTGAAACCCCACCAGGATACTCTTGTTTATTTATGCAACCAGCACTAAGAGATGATCTCCCATTTGAAATTATTCCAGCAATTGTAGATACTGATAAGCATCCTATTAAAGTAAATTTTCCATTTTTTATTAAAGAACATTTTGAAGGAACTCTTGAAATGGGTACACCAATTATGCAAATAATTCCATTTAAAAGAGAAGAATGGAGCCATGAGGTATTTGAAGACTTAACTCAGATTAATAATAAAAAGTGGCTTGCAGCAGAAGGAAAGATTGGAAATAGATATAAATCATTTTTTAGAACAATAAAAAAGTGGGATTAACTTTGGGAAGATCATATGACGAAAAGTATTTTGAATACGATAAATATATTAAAATGGTTGCTGATCATGAACACAATAATAGCTATCCCTCACATATTGATTACATAGACTACTCCCTGGCTAGAGAAGAGCTTTCTGAAGATGAATTTAAAATATTTATTATTTATTCTTGTTTTAAAAAAGCAATGAATGGAGACGGTGCAGAGCTTATAGACATTGCTGAATCTGTATTAAAAGAACTTAAAAATGCAAGCCTAGATTTACCAGCATCTGCTGAATTTATAAACTCTTTATTTAGTTTTGATTCAATATATAAAGTTATGTACGATCTACTTACATTAGCTGTTGATGGTGAATATCGAGGAGTTAAAAAATCAAAAGATTACATTGATGGTGTTATAGATGCTATTATTGTTCTTAAAAAATTCCAAAGATATAATGGATTTGGAGATTTTGAATGGACTGTTAGATGGAATGATGCTATAGATTATGATCCCAAAGGTAAATGATGTCAAAAAATTTTATAGAAAAGATAAATTTATTTGATGATTCAAAGTATGAAATTGTTCCCTCCAGAATAAAAAAGGAATTACTTGATCAAGAAGATAATAATTCATATAAATGTAAGCCACTTAATGTAGCAAACACATATGGGTGGGATGTAATATGCCCATTTACATTTACCGCATACTGGAATGGTGGTAACAATCAAGAAGATATACTAATTGAGTGCTATGATGAGTCCGTCTGTGTTGATTGTGCACCAATGGTATCGCACTTTGGATTTGGAACCCTAACATTTAATATGGATTTTATTATTAGAACAAATGAAAATATTTCTTTGTATGTAAGGTCTCCAGCAAATACCTATATTGAAGGAGTTCAACCATTAGATGCAATAGTTGAAACAGATTGGCTCCCGTACACCTTTACATATAATTTTAAATTTCCAAAACCAGGCAAAGTTAGTTTTATAAAAGGGGAACCCCTTTATACCTTTTTCCCAATTGAAAGAGGATTTATAGAAAGCTTTGATTTAAAGTCATCAAACATAAATTTGTACCCTGAATTACAGCATGAGTTTGAACACTATAATGATACTAGATCTATATCAAATTCTGAATATGGAGAGAAAAAACCAAATAGCGTAAGTGGATTCTATACTCGTGGAGAAAATTCAATGGGTAAGAAATATAAAATTTTAAATCATTCTAAACTAACAGTTCTTAATAATTTTTTTGGAAATAAAAATGAATAAAGAAGAAAAAATTGTACTTGCCTGGTGTGACACTGGTATGGTAACTGGAGAATTTGCTTTCTCTATACTATCAAATAAGCCAGATAATATCATAGATATATTAAGATCTTCTGGTAAAAAAATTGCAACACAAAGACAAGAAGTTTTTGACATATGGATGAGTTCCGACTATGACCATGCTGACTGGATACTTTGGATAGATTCAGATATTTATCCATCACAAGAAGATATAAACAATATCATAAAGCTTGCAGATAAAGATAAGTTTCCAGTTTTAAGTGGATTATATTTTACATTAATAAATAATACCCCTACTCCATGCTCATTTATGAAAGATAAAATAAAAAAGGTATATTCTAAAATTAGCATAGAAGATATAAATAAAAAAGACATAGTAGAAGTAGACGCTACTGGATTTGGAATGTTATTAATGCATAGATCGGTAGGCAAAAGGTTGTTAGACGCATTTGGATATAAGCATTTCTTTCTAGAAGAACAGGACATAAATAATCATTCAAATTTTATAGGAGAAGATCTTATGTTTTGTCAGCATTTAGAAGATATATCAGTCCCAATACATGTGCATACTGGGATTGTCCCTAAGCATATTAAGTCTATTGCAGTTGATGAAAAACTATACTATCTTTATAATAAATAATACATATAAAATACATTGTTTAAGTTATTAAAATTTGATATAATAGAGTCCTAGTTAAATTAAGGAAAGCAAATAATGAAAATTTTAGTTTATGGTACAGATACCTTTGAAGACTACTCAACATTCATGCGTGGTCTTGTGGTAGCAATTGATGAAAATATTAAGGGGTCAGACGGTAAAATTGAGGTATTCACCGCTGGACCAAGAAGAATTAATAGTTACACTGCTGAATTTATTAATAAGACTGAAGGATTCTTTAGACAGAAAAAGATTAGAACACGGTTTCGTAGGATTCCTCGCTCTGAAGCTATTGATAACTTTGAGTCATATGGCTTTGATCATGTTGTATCCTTTAATAACAAGAAAGACCCAAAATTCTTTGATGTTTTGATGGATAAGGCTGAAATTCTTAATATTAATTCGTCTTACTACAAATATTAGGATATAATATACTTATGGCTAATCTAGTTTTTACACCAGCAGAGGTTAATGTTACAATGACTAAGGGAGACTCTCTTAGTATGAATGTTGCCCTTCAAAATGATGACGGTACAGCATATGGTCTACCTGCTGGAACTTTAACATTTACTTCTTCTATTAAAAAGGTTAGTGATAGTACTTCTGCAGGAACTTTTACCTGCACACAGGTAGGAACTACTAATGTTATTACTATGTACATGAGTCCAACTATTAGTGCTGCCCTTGTTCCAGGCACTCAGTATAAGTATGATTTACAGATGGCTGCAGGAAATGATTCAACAGGAACAAAGAAAACTTTTATTAAAGGAACTATTGATGTGGAAAGTGATGTTACATAATGTCTAGTGCAGAAATTATTGTTAATGTAGATGATGGTATTGTTACCAGTACATCTAGTATTTTAGCCCCTAAAGTAAACCCAGTATTTCAAGGTGCCTTGGTACTTGATGAAGATGCTTATATTGTTTTTGAAGGTGCTTCACCGAATAACTTTGAGACAACCTTAACGGTATTGGATCCTGGAGCTGATAGAACTATTAGCTTACCAAATCTGAGTGGAACATTGGTTGTTGCTGAATCTGCTACATTTACTGCAGATGCAACATTTAATGGAAACATTATTTTTGAAGGTGCCGTTCCAGATAACTTTGAAACAACCTTAACAGTTGCAGAGCCTACAGCAGACAGAGTAATTACTCTTCCTAATGCTACAACAACAGTAGTTGGAACAGATGTTGCTCAAACACTAACTAATAAAACTATTACTTCTGCAACAATTACAACACCAACAGTTTCTGGATTATATCTTTCAGATTCTTCAATTACTTTTGAAGGTGCAAGTGCAAATGATTACGAAACAATCCTAACAGTAACAGATCCAACTGCTGATGATGTAACAATTACACTGCCAGCAACCACAGGAACTGTTGCTCTTACAAGCCAACTTGCCTCTTATCAGCCACTAGATGCAGACCTAACAGCAATTGGTGCACTTGCAGGAACTTCTGGACTGTTAAAAAAGACTGCAGCAAATACATATGAACTTGATACTACCTCTTATGAAAACTCTGCTGATTTAAGATCAGGAACAACAACAGTCACCCTAACCTCTGGATACGGAACAGCAACTGTAAATGGATTCCTTTCAACTCAAAATGTTGTTGCAAGTTACAAGCCAGCAGCAGGTGCATATACCTCATCCTCAAACACTTACTCTATTGCAGTAGAAACTCCAACAGATACTACTACTAGAAAATTTCACGTTAAAAGTTCTAGTGGATCAGAATCTGGATCAGTAGTTTTAAACTATCTTGCAATAGTATAGTATTGACACATCCATAAAACAATGATACTATTGTCTAATAGTATCCCAAACAATTAGGAAAAAAATGTTAGTTACAAGTTATGACTATGCTCATCAGATTGTTGATTCAAATAAGTCCCTCTCTTGGGACGGATGGAATATCCTAGAATCAAAAGAAAGTGCTGGAGCAGAGTTCAATAAAGATGGAAGACTAATTAATGGCAAGTGGCATTATGTAAAGTCATTTACCCTAAATGATAATGGCTGGGAGGTTCCCACAAAGTATGTTAGATCATGAATGGATTGTTAAGGCTAAATGTAGGTCAATGGATCGTGAATTATTCTTTGATAAGTATGAAGAAGATCCTGACTTAGCTAAAGTAGTTGACAACATTTGCTTAACTTGCCCAGTAATATCTGACTGCTTCAACCATGGTACCACTAATGAAGAGTGGGGAGTTTGGGGTGGAGTTTACTTAGTTGATGGAGAGATTAGTCCCTCTAAAAACTTTCATAAAACAGAAGACATCTGGACAGAGATACTTGGAGCTGTGTAATGCCAAAGTTTACTAAAGAAATGTCAATGACTGTACATAGACTAAAGCCACCATATAAGGGTCTTATTATTGACTTTGTTGAGCATGATAATTATATTGGTATTCGTATCTATGAAAATCAAATTATGGCTATGAATGAAATGCAAAAAGTTAGTATAATGGAGTATCTGCAGTTATTAAGAACAACCATTGAGTCGTTTGGAGTAAAGGCAAATTTTGACGGAGCAAAAGGAGATCCTCCTAGAGGTACATATGTTTCATAGATTAGTTTGGATGATTGAAGAGCAGGTAACTGCTGAGTTAGTTTCCTATGGGGCACATTCTTCCCGTGTTAAATATACCTTTGCAGGTACATCTTTTGATGAAATTGTTATGAATGAAGACTTTATTCCATATGATGAACTTGGCATTGAATATGAAGTGTATGATGAAGATGATGCGTAAAGCCGTTGTATTTACCTCATATGATAGAAATGACTATCTCAAAGAAACATTAAGATCATGGAGAGATGTAGCAAACAAAAATGGATACGATTTCTTTTTTAAATTAGAGCCATCTCCAATGCAAAAAAGTATGGAAAAAAAAATGATTAATTTTCTAAGCGAACAAAAATTGTATGGAGATGTTATAAACAATCCAGAAAGAAAAGGTGTCCTGCTCAATCCTTGGGAAGGTCTTAACTCTATGTTTGAACAAGGATACGATTTTGTTGTTTTAGCAGAGGACGACATTGAAGTTTCAGATGATATCCTACATTTCTTTGATGAATTGTCTGAACGTCATGAACGTGATGAAGAGGTACTAGCTATTTGTGCAAGTAATCTATGGTCTATAGAAGTAGATAATGCTGATCATAAGACATACTTTAAGCGTTCTTATTTTTCCCCACTTATTTGGGGAACCTGGAAAGATAGATGGAACACCTATCTTAAAGACACATGGGATAAAGACTACTCATCTGGAGGTGCAGAAAACTCTGGATGGGATTGGAATATTGCATTAAGAGTCATTCCAGAAAATAATTTAAAATGTATTTTCCCTGAAAAATCAAGATCAAAACATATAGGAAAAAAGGGTGTTCATATGAGAGAAGAAGATTATCATACAAGCGTTGCACAAAGCTTTTCTCACCACAACGAATATTTAGGATACAAGGAGATACCAAGTGCTTGGTAAAGATGTATTAATTATCGTTCCAACAAGAGGTAGACCAGAAGCTTCTGTAGAGTTTCATAAAGAGTTTTTAGAAAGGTCAATGATTAGCAATTTAGTGTTTGCAATTGACGAAGATGATGCAGACAACTACCCACGCATTGACGGTGTATTATACGAAGTAAATCCTAGAATGGGTATGAATGGCACACTAAATTATGTTGCAAATAAATATTCTGATGAATATAAGTACATTGCTTTTATGGGAGACGATCACAGGATTAGAACCTTTGGGTGGGATATCATGATGGCAGAAGCAATCGGTAGCCTTGGCATTGCGTATGGAAATGATTTAATTCAAGGCAGTGCCTTACCTACAGCAGTAATGATGTCTTCTAAGATTATTAAAGCTATTGGATATATGGCTCCACCTGCACAGAAACATATGTATTTAGATAACTTTTGGCTTGATCTTGGTACTAGATTAAATGCTATTCATTATCTAGATGATGTAGTTATTGAGCATCAACACTTCAGCGTAACTGGAGAAAAGATGGATGAAACTTATCAAGAAACAAATGATGCTGCTGTATACAATGCAGACAAGATTGCCTACGATAACTACCTATCAACACAAATGGATATTGATATAGATAAGATTTTAAAATGCGTAAACGACTAAGAAAAAAGTATTCTGAACAAGAACTAAAACTAGTATATGCAAAGCCACACGAACACCATCACTGGGAAGACCACAGGATCCGTGTAGAATACACCATAGAAGTCGCTAAACAGATCAAGGGCGTAGAAAGCGTGGCAGACCTATCTGCAGGTGATGCTACAATTATAAACGCCTTAAATGTATCTAACAAGTTTATTGGTGATTTTGCACCTAAGTATGAATTTGAGGGTCCTATAGAAGACACCATTGACCAGATACCAAATGTTGATCTTTTCATATGTTCAGAAACCCTTGAGCATGTTGATGACCCATTATATGTTCTTCAAAAGATAAGAAATAAAACTAATAAGCTTTTGCTAACAACTCCTGAAGGAAAGTTTGATGATAATAACCCAGAACATTACTGGGCTTGGGACAATGAAGGAATAAGAAAACTTTTAATTCAGGCTGGATTTAATCCTATAAGATATGATAAGCTTGAACTTGCTAAAAAATACTACTACGACTATCAGATTTGGGTATGTGAATAATGAGAATTTTAATTACAGGGCATAAAGGCTTTGTTGGTGGATACTTCATGCGTAAGTATGCACAACACGATATTGTTGGAATTGATCTTAAAGAAGGTAATGATTGCCGTGACTTCTTTAAAACAGATAACTCATACTTTGATATGGTAATTCATCTTGCTGCAATTGTTGGCGGAAGAATGACAATTGAAGGTAACCCACTTTCTGTTGCTACTGACCTATCTATTGATGCAGAGATGTTTAACTGGGCTATGCGTACAAGACCAGGTAGAGTTGTTTACTTTAGTTCTTCTGCTGCATACCCAACAAAGTTTCAGACAGGATCAAATCCATCTAAACTATCAGAGCAAATGCTAGACCTTTATGCAGTATCAAACCCAGACCTAACATATGGTTGGGCAAAACTAACTGGAGAATACTTATCAAGGTTTGCACAAGAGTCAGGTATTCGTACACATATCTTCCGTCCATTCTCAGGGTATGGAACAGATCAAGACCTTGACTATCCATTCCCATCTTACATTGCAAGGGCATCAAGACGAGATGACCCGTTTGATATCTGGGGTGACGGACATCAAGTTAGAGACTTTATTCATATGCAAGATGTTGTAGATGCAGTAGATAAGGCTATTGAATTGGATATACCTGGACCAGTAAATCTTGGATCAGGTGAAGCAACTTCTTTTAGAAAGCTTGCTGCTCAAGTATGTGAAATTGAAGGGTACTACCCAAGATATAACTATATTGAAACAGCACCTGTTGGTGTTACATATCGTGTAGCAAACCCTACAAAAATGTTTAGTTTTTATAAACCTAAGATTAGTTTAGAGGATGGAATTTCTATGGCACTTAATGGAGTAGTTAATGTATAAGTATAGTGAAGAAAAGCAACTATGTTTTGATGATATCTTAATGGTGCCACAGCACTCTGATATTGAAAGCAGAAAAGATGTAAAGCTTTCTATGAACCTTGGGGCAGATCTTGTTTTAGGTTTTCCAGTAATTGCCTCACCTATGGATACTGTTTGTGAAATAGATATGGTAGTTGCAATAGCAAAGCATGGCGGTCTTGGAATTATTCATAGGTTTATGCCAATAGAAGAACAGATAAAGCAGGTTAAGCTTGCTTCTAGTTATCATCAGGTTATTGTTGGTGCTGCGGTAGGTGCTAAAGGTTCATACTTACATGATGCAGAAAGACTAGTGGATGCAGGAGCATCAGTAATTCTTATTGATACTGCAAATGGTCATAGCCAATACGCTATTGATGCAGTAAAAAACCTAAAAAAGCTTTTTAAAGACATTCATATTATGGCTGGTAATGTATCTACATATGAAGGATTTAAGGCTCTTGCTAAGGCAGGTGCAAATTCTATTCGTGTTGGAATTGGTGGTGGTTCTGTTTGTACCACTAGACTGATATCTGGTCATGGAATCCCTACCTTATCCTCAATCCTAGATATTGTTGAAATAAGAAACAAATCTAAGTATTCAAATGTAGCCATTATTGCTGATGGGGGTATCAAAACATCAGGGGACATGGTTAAAGCCTTCTCTGCAGGTGCTGATGCCGTTATGCTAGGGTCTATGTTGGCAGGTACAGATGAGTCTCCAGGATCACTAATGTTTGATGAAACTGGTAAATATAAATCATTTAGAGGTATGGCTTCTAAGGAAGCTAATGAAGGTAAAGATATTGCAGTAGCAGAAGGTGTGGCAACAAGAGTACCCTATAAAGGATCGGTATCTAATACATTAGATAATATTCGTGGTGGCTTAGGAAGTGGTTGCTCGTATTCTGGAGTACATAATTTAAGAGATTTATATGATAATGCAATGTATATTGAGGTTTCTAGCCTCTCGGTAAATGAAAGTAAGCCTCACGCTCTAAGATAGTTTTAGCATTCTTTAATGATATAATTAACTTGTTAGTCTTTATAAAGGCTAACGGGGAGAATAAAATTGAAAAAGATTTTTTCATATATATTATTGATGCCATTTATAGCATCGCTTACAACGCTATTAGTATTACCTGCAAATGCGGTAATACAAGAACAGCCATGTAACACATACTCTTGGTCTGGTGAAGATGACACTGCTCATCAAATGAACCTGACAAATCCCCTAACCCTTGGTGATGTCACATATAATACAACATATGTAACTACTAATGGAACCCTTACTTTTGGTACTCCTGATGCTAATTTTAGCTCATATCCCAATACTCCATCCATATCCCTAGCTGGCTATGACTGGGTAACATTTGGTCAAGGTGCTAGTTTAAGCTATGGCTCTACAAGCACAGGATTTTGTGTTGAATGGAAAGTAAGACCATTTCCTCAAAGTACTGGAAATCTTACAACAATTAAATTAACTGTTGATACCTCAAAGTTACCCTCTTGGTCTGGAATTATTGAGACCACAGGTTGGCTCCCATCAGATCTTAGAAGAGGTATTAGGTTCGCACCTGGACAAGAAGTAGTTACTATATCAGAAGCTTTTACAATCAATGGTGGTCGTCCAGTAGAAATGCAAACTTGTTGGGATAACTCTATTATACCTTTAACATCAACCTGTCCTGCAGAACCACCACCTGGTCAATGTTGGGATGGATCAACAGTTCCTTGGAATGGAACGTGTCCACCAATACCACCTGACACACAGTGCTGGGACGGATCCTGGGTAACTTGGAGTCAAACCTGCCCACCTCAACCACCCCCAATAACTTGTTGGGATAACTCAGTAATTCCTTATAACCAAACTTGCCCCCCAACTCCTCCAGATATTGTTTGCTGGGACGGATCAGTAATTTCTTGGAATCAAACTTGTCCACAGGTTCCACCATTAGTTGAGTGCTGGAATGGATCAGAAGTAAATTGGAATGAGCAATGTCCACCAATGCCACCAACTACACCAGAAGGTGCTGATGTAATTCAAGAGGGTTCTATATTAAACTTAATAGCTCCAGATAATAAAAAGGTATCATCTGTTTTTGGTTATTATGGGGATCCAAGTGATGGATCTCGTGGGCAAGACGTATCTTCTATTCTTTCTGCATTATTAGTTGGACAAACATCTGCAACAATTGAGGTATCAAATACCACTTTTGAAAATGATCCAGCACCAGGAACACCAAAGGTACTTATCATTCTTATTTCTTACGAAAACATACCAGTAGAGCCAAGCCCTACTGCCAGCCCTGAACCACAGCCAACAGAATCACAAACGCCAACATTAGAACCGTCACCCCAGCCATCAGAGCCAAGCCCACAGCCAACAGAAACCTCTGAACCGCCTTTAGAACCTTCACCTACTCCAACTCCTTCTTTAAGCCCTTCAAGACCTCCGTTGCCCCCTGTAATACCTGTTGTAACTCCAAGCCCAACTCCTGAGCAACCGACTTCATCTCCATCACCAGAAGCTCCAGTTCCAACTGAGAGTCCAGTTCCAAGTCCAAGTCCTTCATCCACTGATGATCCATCTAACAATAATATCATAGATGGCTTGACTGCAGAAGAGTCGATTGCCCTTAATGAATTGCTTACAGAGTATGGTCCTACGGATGCCATATCCTTTGAATCATTTCAAGAGTCTGGTCTTGACTACGAAAATTTGCCACCAGATCAGCCAGTTATGTTAGAAAATGGAGTAATTCTTACTGCAGAAGTTGCAGATGCACTTCAAATATTTGAAAATCCAAGTGAATTACTTCTAACAGCATTAACAGATCCAGGTAAGGCATTAAAAGCTTTTGCTAGTATTGGTGCAGATATGACACCAGAACAACGCAAAGAAACACAAGCAGTAGTTGTTGCTTCTGTAATTGTTGGACAATTAATAGCATCAACTAACTTAATTACAGGGAGGATAAGATAATGAAGAAATGGTTAAAAGATAAGTTTCGTGAAACACTAAACCAAACATTCACCCTTCTTGGTATGTTCGTAGCATGGGCAGTCCTTGATGGGTCTGCTAAAACAGTAGTAGGGTGGGCAGTTTTAATTTGTACAGCCGTATGGTTGCTTTCAATGAAATTTAGGGAACAGGAGGAAAAAGAAAATGACAAAGAGTAAAGTAGATATAACAGTTAAAGATGCTGAAACTGGAGAAGAGGTAATCGGATCCAAAGCAGCAACAAATGTTTGGAATATCTTTTTCAGAATAGTTGCAGTTTTTGCAGCATCTGGTCTTTCAATTATTGGTGCAGGTTCCCTTGTTGGAATTGATACACTAACTGCTGTAATCATGGCAGGTACACTTGGTGTCGCAACAGTAGTAGAAAAGCTTGCAAGAGCCTTCCTAGACGATGGAAAGCTAAGTGCAAGTGAAATCAACTCAGCATTTAGCTCAGTTGACAAAAAGGCTGAATAGTATATAATAAAACTAAGTTAGACCAGGGTGATTCTCACGACCACTCTGGTCTTTCTTATTCTTCAAAATATTCAGTTTCTCCATTAATATAATTTTTCATTAAAGTTGCAGTTGCCATTGCCTCATAGCATAAAGCAGCACTTCTAAGATTTGGAGATTCGTCTTCCATTGTTTTCTGAATATGTTGTATCTCAGAATCAATAAACTTATTTAGAAAAACAATAAACAGTTCTTTATCTTTTGATCCTTGAACCAAGCTAATGGCATCTTTCATTTTATTACCTTTCTAGTAATTTTATATAACAAGGGTATCTATAGGACCCTTACAGGACGGAGATAGCTCTATAGCAGCACTGACGGCTGTTATAGCCCTTTTCTCAGCAGACTTCCATGTAGAGGTAGTGTAAAGAGAACCTAGTGCTATAGAGGATCCAGAGCCTATAGACATATAATCACATCTGATTACCTGCCAGTCATTGGTATCCATAGCAAAGAGTAATCCATTTACACCTACTAGAAGTGAGGCATGAGCATTATCTTTTAGGTCTACGCCAGATTCAGTAAGTTGCTTACGAAGAGCAGTAGCAAATGTTGTACGCATAAACTTATCAAGGTTTTTATTTGGTGGGGTAGGTAGTGTCATGTATTGAACCAGTTGACCAGTGCCAGGTGAGTCAGAGTATCCAATTAGATACTGACCATTTTGACTAATCTTAGGAACACTCATGGATGTAATAATGTCATCATCTGATATGCCTCTATCAGCACACATTACAACGCTATCACCATCTGCAATAGCCACAATACAAGTCATTACCCAATCCTACCATAATCATCTTCTAGGCGAATAATATCGTCTTCACCAAGATAATCCCCAATTTGTACCTCAACAATAACAACCTGATTATCTGTGGCAGAGATCCTATGAACCTCATTCTTTTCTACAACTACAACGGTTCCTGGACTGCCAACAAAGCTATCCTCGCCAACCTCAATTGACGGGTTTCCCTCAATGACAAACCAAATCTCTCGTCTATGTTCATGCTTCTGCAGGGATAGCCTTGAGTTAGGATTGACTACAATCTGTTTAGTTTGTAAATCATTCTTAGTGCCAAGGACGGTGTAGTGTCCCCAAGGACGGTCAACTTTTTCCATTACTTATTATCCTCATAGTCTTTAATATCAAATACTCTATCTCTAGTAACAATCTTTGCCTTATTATACTTTAAGGTCTTAAACATTGTTTTAAGCATCTCTTTATCGTGCTTGTTATTTACCACTACAATACAAGGATCTTGATTTCTTGATACTTGCTCGGCAAACCTATATGTTTTTCCTATTCCCATTACTGTTTCCTTTTCTTTCTATCCCAATTAAATCTAATAACATTAACATAGCAGTTAAGTGCTACAAATGTCAAGATAAGTATCTCTGCTATTGAGTGTGAAAATTTCATTATTTACCTTCTAATACCTTAATGGTTTCGCAAGGGTATTCATATCCACCACATACAATACAAAAATCTACTGAGTCTGATGGAGAGCAACATTCTGGATCTCCACACCCATAGTCATTCACGGCATAATGCAGTTCACGCACACGTTTAGTTGCTTCTTGCATACCTTGCTTGCGAGCAACAGTACACCTATTGCAAGGGCAATAATCAATCTTAGACTCAGGGATATCTGATGCATTTGATGCTGCCATTATTTACCACGCTTTACAGGTGAGTCTTTTAAGAAGCATTTGTCACACAAAGCCCTGCTGTTATCCTTTGATTCAAACCATATATTTAGCTTTTTAACACTACAATCACTGCAAGTCACTTGGTACGTCTTTTCTATTAGATTTAACCAACATCCACAATGATCCTAACAGCACCATAACCAAAGCAATTGGCAGAATAAATAGGAATAGCATAAACATAGTCACACAAAAAACAAATAGGACTTCCACTAAATATCTTCCTTCAAAAATACGGGTGGAATGATAAGAAACTCATTTCCCTCTACACTATTCCACTTGTTAATAGCACCTACAAGAAACTCCCTTTTCTGCTGGAGGGTGAATCGCTGACCCATAGCCTCTTCTTGTGTAGCTATAACATCTTTAATGGTATCCACCATATCTGTTACATTCATGACTGTCCTTCGGCGTTTCGGCGAAAAGGAGTACCACAATCACACTCAGGTGCATTTAATGGATGTCCCATCATTGATGCACACCACGGTGAATGACTTGTATTACTTTCCCATTGGCTTAAATCTTCATCTTCAAATAATGCCTTAATAGCATCTAAACTAATACGGGAGGGGTGTTGAAAGGCATCCCTGTACTTATTTTCATAGTAATCATTAAGGATAAACAGGGTATTATATTCACCATGTTGTTGGAAGATTGGATCCAATATTTCTAATACTTCATTAAGGATATTCGTATCGCAATTAACGCACACGATTCTTACCTCTGCTTTCTAATTTGACGGGTTTAATATGGCTATCCATATATTGTAGATAATAGGAAACAAATAGCTGTTCGTATTCTTTATCAGTCATATCTGGGTTATCTTCTAACTCTTGCTTCATAACTTCTTTAATCTTTGCTACCAGACTCATGATTCTATACATCCATATTCTATAACACATTTATTGGGTAATAATTTTTCGGGGGTAGGAGGAATATCCCTTAATGACATATACATAGTAAATAGAAAGAACAATACATATATACATATAACCAAGAGATATTTCTTCACTTGTCAATGATATCAACAATTCATCCAGAAGTCAATGCCTACTGGTGTAAGTTTCCGTCCATTTTACATAAGCTATACCTTATGTTTATCTGTTGCATAATATACAACAATATATGAATAATTTATGCATAAAGTGTTGCGTAATACACAACAATATTAGGTAATACACAAGTCAAAAGATAATAAAACACTATTGATATTATATATTGATTTTATATGAGTATTTGTGACATTGTTACATAATCGTAATCTAATTTACCTTGACATGTGTTTTCCCTTTATTTGCAGTGATTTTTACCCCTGGTTCGTAATATATTTGCCTGAATATATGCCAAAATAATGATACATTTCTTGCATAAAACATGCATAAACTGTGCATAAATGCATAAAAACTGCATAAAAGTAATTGAATATTAAAGTATTTTTAAACATAATTATCCAGGTGTATTACTTGGGTATGCATAGTACATATCATTACATCTCTTGCAGTATATATAGGTATATAGGGTATATGGACAAGCTGATTGACTACCCTCGCTATGTCCAAATATATGACAAACTAATTTGTTAAACATTGATCAAACTTCCTGTGATTTTTTGAGATCGTTCGTAATGTATTTTTTTCAAATTTATTGCTCGGGGGTAGGCAGAAGCTTTCTAATAGCTTCCTCTATATACTTAATAGGGATATCATATATACCTGATAGCTTATAAGCATCTATGGCTTTAAGACAGTCCATAATACCATCTTCATATGTTTTTGTCAAGATATTCTCCAAATTCCTGTGATTTATTTTGTTGGTTCGTAATAGTGCTATTTATAATTTTTACTCGGGCTAGATCCCCACACCTAGACAGGGGAGGTATCTAGGTATGGGGAAGTCTATTTAACTTATCAAAGATAAGTATGCTTGACTAGCCACATTAGACATTTGCTTCCGCTTTCTTTTTAGGTGCAGCCCTTTTCTTGGCTGTGGGTTTCTCAACCTCTACCTGCTCTAATTCTTCTGGGAAGTCAAAGATAGCGTTTAGGGTCTTGTAAGTTTCCTCAATCCAACCCTTTGCTTCATCTGATTTAATCTCAACATCTCCACCAACTACGCCTAATGCAATAGCACCTGATAGGTCGTGTGACTCAAAAATCTTCTGTAAGATTTCAGGTTCACCGTCCTCATCAAAACGGCTGTAAAAGGCACTTGCTACGATTTGTACTTGTTGTTCAAATGAATGTGTCATAGTTATACTATACTCCCTCTGTGTGGTCTTTGTCAAGTGTTATTGGGTGGATTTCTGATTTTCTTCCATTTTGGTTATGTGTATGCCAACGCAAAAACTGGTGTAATCTGGCTGTCATACTTGGTGTGAATACAAGTGCTGTTTGTTGGGCTAACTCTAAAATGTTTACCCTTTCATCAGCAAATACATCTGATAGTTTATTTGCCTGTTTTCTCATTACTCTCCTTGAGTGCTAATTGTATCACAAAGGACTGACAATTCCAATGGTTCTATGTAACTTTCTATCGTGTATGCTAAGTTAGTTAAGACTGCTAGAGTTAACCTGTCGTCTTGCTTTTCTAAGGCTCCCTCTAGATTAGTAATGGTATGTCTAATAAACTTGTTAATCTCTACACTTGCTTT